AAGTGCTTATCGCCTGTGAAGAATCGCAGGAAGTATGCAAGGCTTTTCGGGAGAAAGGTCACGAAGCCTACTCCTGCGACATTCAGGAACCGTCAGGCGGGCATCCTGAGTGGCACATTCTCGGGGATGCGCTCAAGGCCATTGAGAGCGGGCAAATCGTTACGATGGACGGCGTGGCGCATGAAGTCGGCAAGTGGGATTTGCTAATTGCACACCCGCCTTGCACACATTTGGCCGTATCTGGTATGAGGTGGTTCAAAGAAGGGAAAAAGCCGTTGAGCTTGAAATACGAAGCGGCGGCTTTCTTTATGAAATTTATCGAAGCAGATATTCCGCATATCGCAGTTGAAAATCCTGTAAGCGTAATGTCAACGCTGTACAAAAAGCCGGATCAGATCATAAATCCGTGGCAATTTGGGCATCCAGAGCAAAAGAAAACTTGCCTTTGGCTGAAAGGATTGCCAACTTTGAAAGAAACCGACAATGTGTACAAACTTATGATGACACTTCCGATAAAGCAAAGAACGAGAATTTGGCAGATGGGAAGCGGCCACGCAAAGGAACGAAGCAAAACTTTTCCAGGCATTGCAAAAGCAATGGCTGAACAGTGGGGTGAATTGGAATGATTACCTGTTGTCTCAACTGCACATCACGCCACCAAGCTTGCCACGACACTTGCGAAAAGTACAAGGCAGAGTAAAAAGACTTCGAGGAGCGCAAGGCGTTCGTGCATGAGCTGAACTACAGCCAGAGCGTGTACCACCGCAATTACGAGGACAAGCACCGGGAACGTGGCAAGAAGCGGTATCTCGGAAGTGAATTTAGAGGTGAACGATAAATGGGAGCGTTTATTGCAAGACAGCCTAATGGCTTGCTGTGTCGGTTTTCTTCGGTTGTTGATTGCATTACCGATTACAACATGACGGAAGATGATTACATCGAACTGTGCGCTAAAAAAGCACGAGAAGAAGCGAGAGATGTCCTTGACCATTATATTGAGCCGTTTGAAATTGTTGACAGGTGTTTCCTTCCAAACAACATGACTACTGAAGAACACAAACGGATTATGAAGGAAATGGAAAAGCCTGCTGACAAAGCAACTCATATTCCATGAATTTAGAAGTGAACGAAGATGAATAAAAGAAAGTACAAGCCGGGCTGTTACATCGTTTCGCTTGATGATTTGATGAAGCAGGAGTTTGTTTACTGCGCCGGAAAACTTGTTCACAAAGGCTGGTTTGGTAGTTGGCAACTGCGATATGCAAATAGCGAACTTTCTCGGCTGCGTATTAGAGAAGCCAAAAAAATCGAGGATAACGCATGAACACCGGCAAGCAATTTGAAGCAGATTTCAAAGCGTCCGTTCCATCCGATGCGTGGTGCTACCGTCTGAAAGACAGTGCTGCAACCTACTACGGCGGCAACGAAAACCTATCCTTTTCCATCGACAACATCTGCGACTTCCTTGTGTACCGATACCCGATGAACCACCTGTTTGAGCTGAAAACCATTGAAACGCCCTCTATCCCTCTGGAAAAGGTTTTCGGCAAGTACGACAAGGCAAGGTGCAAATACCGCAAGGAAAAGCACATCACGGACATGGTGGAAGCAATGGGGTACAGCGGTCAGACCGCCCATGTGATAGTCAATTACCGGGCGGTCAGCCGCACCTTTGCAATCCCTGCCAGCAAGGTTCTGGCGTTCCGATACAATGAGAGCCGCAAAAGCATCCCTTGGCAGTGGGCGGAACAAGAGGGGATAGAGGTCAAAGCAAAAAGGCTTCGTGTTCATTGGCGGTATGACGTGGATGCGCTGCTGAAAAGATTGGAGAAAGAGAATGCCAAATTGGTGTGAAGGAAAGCTCAAAGTCCGTGGGAATCCCGAAAACATCGTGCGCTGGTTTACGGATTGCGTGACTGTTTATGACCGCCCCTATTTCGACAAAAACAAGTTTCCGAATGGAGAGTGGGTCTACAACAAAATCCATGATGGAGCATTGCTCTCTTACGATGATGAGACATTCTACATCAACGTGAAAGACACCGCTTACATCGAGGGTACTATGAAGAACTTTGTCGAAAAGTTCTGCACTGAACAGATTGCTGATGGCGACAACGCAATTCTTGTTCTTCCTGTAATAGCTGCATGGTCGATGGAGCCTGAGCCATACGAAGAAATGTCTAAAAAGTATAGGTTGGATTTCAGATTCTATGGATTTGAAAGCAGTGGATGCGTAAATCAGGAGATAGAAGTCATTGAAGGTAAAACAACCATCAACCGTGAAATTCGATTTGATGATTACCGTTGGGAATGCGCAGACCCGCTAATGGGAGGTTGAAAACATGGAAATTGAAGTCGCAATTTGCGACCGATGCGGCGAGTGCTTTTCGTGGCACGGCGAAACAAACGGAATCCGAAAAGTAAAAATCAAAGAACGCGGCTATGAATGTTCGCCAGATAGGTCGTTCGTTCTTTGCCCCTCTTGCATGGCTGCGCTCAACGACTGGCTGAAAGGAGAGCAGAAGTGAGTAAGAAAGTTTCAGACATTCTGCCCAAGACCGAAATCTTGGCGCAGTTGGCAGAAGAAGCGTCTGAACTGGCACAGGCTGCGTTGAAGCTGCGCCGTGCGCTGGATGGCACGAACCCGACACCGAAGAGCGTAAATGAGTGCGAAAACGCTCTGATCGAGGAGTATGCGGATGTGATTGTTTGTATCTCTGCACTGAACTGCTCACCTGAATGGTATGAGGATGCCACAGCAATTATTGGAGCAAAGCGCACTCGCTGGCTCTCTCGTCTTGAAGCAAAGGAGAATAAAAATGGCTGAATATCATGTTGGATGTGGGATGTTTGGCATTTACGCAGGAACCGTAAAAGCAAATGGAAAAGAGTGGAAAGATAAAACTTGTGTTACGGATGAAGCAGTAGAAGCAGTTCGAGACTGGTTTGTTTCCAAAGCAGAAGAAGAAAAACAAGGCTTTTATGGTTATGCTTGGGATACCAAAGACGGGAAGACTGTGATCTTGAAAGTCACTATTAAAAACAAGGAGCAGCCAGATGAATAAATTCGGAAACTGCCCTTTGTGCAACAAACAGGTCAAGCCGACCAACCTCCGCAAAATCGCACGGCAGAACCAGTTGTACGGCTTTCGCATGGCTCTGGATGGCATCGCCGCCACATGGGGCGCACTGATTCAAAACCTTCGGCGCGATGCAGACCTGTCCGATGAACAGGTGCAGAAAATCATCCGCATTGGTGATAGGTACTGGGAGATGGTCGGAAAGTTCAAAGAAGAGGACATGACCCCTGACGACTTTGCGGATTACATCACCGCAAAGTCAGAACAGGTCGAAAAAGAGCTGAGAGAAAGGTGGAGCTAACAATGTTTGAATTTGTAACTCGTTGGCTGGTCTGCCTAGTCCTGCTGGCGGTAGTAGTTCAGTCTGAACGGACAATCAAGAACATGGCGAACAGCCTGTTTGAAGAACGGCAGGCAATGCTCGTCTGGCTGTTCGTCAACGTGTGTCTGGTCGTTTGTACGGCGGTTATGATGGGGAGGTAACGCATTATGAAGGTTGGATATATTCAGGAGTATGATTTGAAACTTAATCCACATTTGACCGAGAAATTTAGGTTTCGTGAGGAATCATTCGCTCGTCATATCTCAAGTCGTGGTGACAAGGTTCGTAGCAAAATGTTTTATGGCTCGATTGATTATGATGAAATCAAGACTAATGCAGAAATCATGAAGAAAAATCCAAAGATTATTTTGATTCGTGAACCATTTTTACTTGATGACAAACTTCGTGAAAAGGTTGTTAAGTGGGTTGAGTGGGCAAATAAAGCTGACACTAGTGAGTACAATCCATTTGTAAAGAAAGGAAATGGTTGATGGACAACGAACTTTATGACATTGAAAAGAGGATAGAAAGAAGCCGTATGAAGTTTGCGATTCTGCAAGGTGTTGTAATCGCTTTTATTGCAGTCACGGCAGTTTCGTCTATTGTACTTTCTATTTTTATGTATAAGGGTTTGTTTTCCGCAGACATCCCTGAATGGATGAAATGGGCGTTTGTGTTCCTTGGGAGGTAAGTATGGACAACGAACTTTATTGTCCGATGAAGATGACCAGCAATCCGCTTGGTTGTTGCGTATGCGAGAAAGAAAAGTGCGCTTGGTGGAGACAGTTGGACAACTGCTGTTCCGTCTGGTGGATTGCAACCAAGCTGGATAAAATCGAAACGAAGATGAAGAGGTGAGAGTATGGACGATTGGATTAGCATTAGAGACGGTTTGCCGATTGATTATCAGTCTGTTCTTATTTGGGATGGATGCTCGATTTCCATTGCGCACCGTGAACCCTGTGCACCTGATAACGAATTTGTTGACGACTACAATGACGAGTTTGTATACGTAGGATGGTGGAAGAAACTGCCGACCGCTCCAAAGGAGGCTTGATACATGGCAACACCCCCAAAGCGCGGTCGTGGCAGACCGCCGCTGACCGAAGCTGAAAAGAAAAAGCGTGAGAAGCGAGCGCAAAAAGCGAAAGAAGAAGCTGCCGCGAAGCGAGAGAAAGAGCGTGAGAAGAAGAAACAACAGATGCTTAACAAGCGGAAATCTATTCGATCACAGGTGAGTAAAAAGGTGAAAGAACAACAGGAGTTAGCAATCACGAGGTCTAAGATGATGAACACAGGCGATTTGCAGTCAAGAATCGGTGATGAAGAGGACAAGAAGGTCATCGGAATGATTGCAGCCAAGTATTTTGGCGACCTTCCGAGCGTGGACATGAACAACCCCATTGAAGTGCAGCAACGCCTTGACTTCTTCTTTGACGCTTGCATTGAAGCCAGAATCTCCCCTGTGGTGGAATGGATTGCACTGGTTTTGGGCATCGAATGGCCTAGCCTGAGACAGATTATGACAGGCAAGCGCCGTGACGACAGCTTGCAGCAAAAGTACATCCTGAAGCTGATTCTGCAAATGCAGTCCATGTGGGCGTACAACGGTATGTATGGTCAGGAAAACCCGGCAGAGTGGATTTTCCGAGCCAAGAACTACTTTGGTATGCGTGACAACGTGGAAGTTACCGTTGCGCCGCCTGAACAGCCGTTGGGCGATGCCCAGAGCGCAGAACAGCTCGCCCAGAAGTACCAGACGGCTTTGCCGAAGGGGATTGACGTGGAGTACAAAGAGGTGACAGACGATGCAAACTGACAGAGGAATCTACCACAAGCGAGTATGCGACCGCTGCGGAGCGGTTCTGGGCGGCAGAATGATGAACCCTGACGAATACTTCAAGGACTGGGCGTGGCGCAGGGACACAGGCGACCTGTGCCCGGAGTGCTATGAGGAGTATAAGCGAGTGATCGGGCGATTCAACAGGGGAAAGAGAGGGAAGAGAGAATGAAAAAGTGCGCTCTTTACAGGTGCAAACAGTGCTTTGCGACCATGGATGACAAAAGCGATGTCAGAATAAATAAAGACATTGTTGATTGGCTGTTTGAAAACGAAATGGAAGATAGCAAAATTGGATTTATCGCAAAATTCAAAACAAACGATAAAGTCCTCATTCATCGTTGCGCCAATAACACTATTGGTATATGCGAGTTTATAGGGTGGAAGGAGATAGAGGAATGAACTTCTACTGCACCACCGAACGTTGCTCTTGCATGGGCATCAAACAGTTCTCTGCTGGCAAAGCTATCCGATGCACGGCAGAATCCTGTAAGAACAAATCTGAGCCGTCCTGTAGCTTTTGCAAATGGTACGCAGAGCCGGATGGCGTGTGCGTGAACGACCAGTCAGAACACGTTGCAGACTTCGTGTGGGATGAACGTGGATGCAAAGAATGGGAGAAAAGGGAAAATGGGTAATATCATAGACGGGATGATAGTGGTTTTAGTATCTTTCATGGTCGGAACGATTGTATGCGGAATGGTGTTTCTTGTTGAGAACATTATTATATGGAATGGCTTTTTGCGAGAAATTTCCGGTGAAAAGCAAAAGATTCTCGCAGATGCGGTTCTCCACATCATCATTTTTTCGATTGGTTTTGGGTTCTTGTATGCGATGTACAAAGCGGGGGTGTAAAAATGAGCTATGATATTTCACTGTGCGACCCAGTAACGCACAAACCGCTCAAAGCAGATAGTACGCATTTTATCGCTGGTGGTATGCGCGCTATGGGTGGTACAAAAGAACTGTGGCTCAACGTCACCTATAATTACGGTCACTTCTATTATCAACCGGAAGTGTTTGGTGAGAACGGCATCCGCTCCATCTATGGCAAAACAGGCGCAGAAAGCATCCCGATGCTAGAAAAGGCTATTGCTGCTTTGGGTGATGATGTTGACGACAGAAACTACTGGAACGCAACAGAAGGCAATGCGAAACGTGCGCTGTACGGTCTGCTGGCGTTTGCAAAAATGCGCCCTGATGGTGTATTGGAGGGCGATTGAGTGAATAGCACGATATGGCATCCAGCAAGCGAACCGCCGAAAAAGCGAACGACACCTTTGTTGCTTGCTAATAAGACAACGTGGCGTGATAAAGATGGAAAAATGTTGCAATGATTCTCGCCAACAGCGTACTTTCTCGGCTGTTACGCAGACGGTCAGTTCTGGGACGAGATAGGCGAGAGACTGCCGAAAGATGTGACGGTGACGCATTGGATGGCGTTTCCGATGGTATAGGAGGGCTTATGGAAAAGAATGTCGTTGTTACGCAAGATATGGTTGACGCATTCACAGAGGAAATGCAGGAAGCATACAAAAAGTACGGTGATGATGAAGAAATCGTTCACATCATGATTGGCGGCATCATGTGTGAAACCTTAAAAAAGCTGGGATTTGCAGAAGGTGTGAGAATCTTTAACGAAGCACCGAAATGGTATGCGTAAGGAGCAGTAAACATGACGAACAAGAAGTTTGGAATCATCGTTATGGACTTGAGCCTTTTCGACTTTGGGCCGAAACCGCCTTGCGGGTACATCAAGGCAAAACATATCCGCCCAGCGTACGGCAAAGGCGCAAGGCCTGTCAAGGCGCATAAGCGAATCACGAGAACGAGAGAGGGATTCAGAAAATGAAAAACTTGTCAAAGAAGCACCTGAAACAGATTTACAGGCGCAGAAACAATTTCACTATGCTGAGCCGGTTCTTCCGCTCTGCACCAAGTAATCGAGATGATTACAGCAAGCTGATGGACTGGCGTTGGAGCATGTGTACGAACGTCTACTACATGATTCCGGGTGAGAAAATTAAGAGAAGGAGCAAAAGGACATGAGCATGGACGAAAAGGGTAAAAAATGGAAGAACTCAAAAGATGCCCATTCTGCGGAAAGAACGCAGTTTACATTGGTGTATGTGACGATGAAGGCAACTTTCATGGTCATTTGGGATGCGAGTACGAACAAGACCCGTGGAGCGGGCTTTCTTATGACTTGCATCACGAAGGATGGGGCAAATGTATCCTTTGCACGGATGGAGACAATCAAAGCATGGGTGGCGCACTGTTTGACACGGCAGAGGATGCTGTCGAAGCATGGAACAAACGCTACAAAGAGGATTGAGCATGGACAAAAAACGAGACAGCTTTACATTCCAACGATACTACTTTGAAGCCATCTCCACACTCAAAAGTAAAGAGAAGTTGGAACTATACGATGCAATCTGTGCATACGTTTTTGAAGGAAAAGATGCAACTTTGAACTCAAAAAAAGCAGAATCTTATTTCATTTTGATTAAACATCTGCTCGATGAAGAATCAAAAAGAAGCGATATTGCGTCAAAAGGATGGTCTACACGAAAGTCAGCTCATCCTCATGTCATAAATGAGATGAAAGTCAGCTCATCTATGAGTTCAAAGTCAGATGACAATGAGCCCATTGTATCAACTGACAGTCAGATGAACGTCAAGACCCTGCCGGAGAGTGCAGTCAAAAAGAAACCTGACATCTTCTCCGACTTTGCTCATGGCGATAAAGCCCTGCTGGAATCCCTGCGAGAGTTCGCACAGATGCGTACAAGAATCAAAAAGCCTATGACAGACCGGGCGAAACAGATGCTCTGCAACAAGCTGGAAAAGTTTGATCGGCATGATTGGAAAGCCATTCTCGACCAGAGCATCTATGCCGGGTGGCAGGACATTTACGCATTGAAACAGGATGACCAGTACGAGCAAAGTACGGAGATGGAGTTTCCTAGACTATGACAATGGACGTTCAAACGGTATTTATCGGTGCGCTGATGCTCTGCAAGCCGGGCGTTGTGGATGAAATCATACCAGACCTTGAACTTGACTTGTTCAAACCTGAGCTGAGAGACGCTTTTGCAGCTGTTCAGGGCTATTGGACGGCTAGGGGTAAGATAGATATAGTCGAGATAAACACGCAGCATCCAGACGTAGCGCAGACGCTCTTGGCGTGTGTACAAACCTGTGAATCAGAGTGTGTACGAATTGACAGGGAGCAGATGCAGCGTTGGGCACAGCTTATCAGAGAACAGGCTGCACTCACTCGTGTGCAAGGCCTGGCATTTCAGATGACCAGCGAGCTTACCGATTATTCTGATCTATCAGACATTTATCAGCAGATGGGCGAAGCAATGAGCCTGAAAGCTGAGGAAGAAGATGCGTGGACATACGAGGATGTGCTGAACGACTATGTGCTTCACATGGACGAGAAACCTGTGTACATCAAGACAGGCCTAGAACGTCTGGATGAAGCGCTGCACATCTCACCGGGCGATTTCATCATAATCGGCGGCAGACCGTCTGCTGGCAAGACAGCCCTGTCTCTGCAAATAGCAGCAAGCATGGCAAAGCAGGACTATACCGTGTACTATTTCAGCTTAGAAACAAGCAAACGCAAGCTGGGCGCACGTCTGATGGCCAATCAAATATACTGCCCTCTGGACACGGTGAAAAATAAGGCGGTCAGCTTGAATGAGATTGACGGACAGGCAAAGAACATAAAGATGCCTCTATATATCCGCTCCGCTGCCGGAAAGAACGTGGCGTGGATGAAGGCTCAGGCTCTCCGTAAAAAGGCTCAAGTCATCTTCGTAGACTATCTTCAACTCATCCACGAAACAGGCGCAAAGGACAGATATGCCGCCATTACAGCTATATCCATTGCCCTGCACGAACTGGCACAGACCACAGGCATTGTTGTGGTGGCACTGGCACAGCTCAATCGAAACCCATCCAAGCCCGGAGCAACGCCTACTAACTCCGACTTGCGAGAGAGCGGGCAGATTGAACAGGACGCTGATGCAATCATCCTTCTGTCCGGCGACAACCCCGACAAGTACCTGTTCCGGCTAAGCAAGAACAAAGAAGGCGAGATAGGCGACCTTCCCATCACGTTTAACAAGCAGATTCAACGGTTCCAAGAATATACTTGGATGGATTGAAAGGAGAAAAGATGAAAGATACATTTTGGAAAGTGGCTGTTGTAATTTTCTTAATCGTAATTTTGACGCTTGGCACAGGTCTGTTTATCGTGCAGGGCGCGAAGAATACCGCCATTTCCTACGAGGAACAGGTGGCCGCTGCGCAGTCTGACATTCAGGTGCAGGAGAAACGCCGCTTTGACCTTATCCCGAATCTGGTTGAAATGGTTAAGGCATACGATAAGCACGAATACGATACCCTTATGGCCATTATCGCGGTGCGGGGCAGCAGTTCTGATGCCGCCGTCTCTGAGATCACCACCCAGATTGCAGCCGTGGCAGAGGCTTACCCAGAACTGCAATCCGCCGATAACTACCGGGAACTGATGAACGAGTTGGCAGTCACCGAAAATCTGATTGCCAATTACCGCTCCGACTATAATCGCACTGTCAAGAGTTATCGGCAGTACGTCCGGCGTTTCCCCAACAGCACGTTTTTGAGTTTGACCGGGTATGAGGTACAGAATTATGAACTCTTATCGTTCGAGGTATCAGAGGATGCTCTGGATGTCGGAAACCTCTTTGAAGATTAACGGGATCGAGATCACGTTCCGGGAGATTCTGGCAAGTGCCGTTATCGTGCTGGTGATGCTGATTCTTGGTACGGTCATTTCCGGCCACATCAAACAGGCGGCAATGGAGTGCAAACAGGAGTACTCCACTGCGATAGATATTTCTTCTGAAGATCGGTTTGGCTACGGGCTTCGGACAGACGTTGGACGTGCTTTCTGCTATGGCACTCTGTCTGCCGTGGACACGGTATCAGAGGATGAGATCGGCGGGCCATATATGTACATCTACCGCGAAGAACAGCACTACAATATGCACACCCGCGTAGTAACGCACACCGATGGGAAGGGCCACACCTATACTACCACAGAAATCTACTACTCATGGGATTATGCTGGCTCTAACACATGGCATTCTCAGATGGTGCATTTTCTGGGCAAGGATTTTGACTACAAAAAAATAAATATGCCCGGTAGCAAGTACCTGACCACAAAATATAGGGGTAGTAGCGTCCGCTTTGAATACTACATCCGGCCAGTGGAGTACACGGGCACGATGTACGCCATGCTCACTGGGCACACCATTCAGGATGCCACGTTCTACGATGGCACAGACATCGACCAGACGCGAGAAAACCTGATGTCTGGTGCGGATGGCTGGGTAGTCATCTTCTGGGTGATTTGGATTATTCTCACAGCAGCATCGGTATTTGGCTTCTGTGCGTTGGAAAACGACTGGCTGAAATAAAAACGAGAGGCTGTCAGCAATGACGGCCTTTTGTCTTTGCTGGAAACACCTAAAATGAGCCATTTTGAGGTGTTTTATACTTTGGATGGCAAAACTTATCGACCGAACACGGAAAACGGCTCTGGCGCAGCTCTACGGGGCTGTGAGCGCATTGTAGAGGTCTACGACTATTGCAGGAGGAAAAAATGGAATACATGACAGCCGATACAAAGGTCAATGGGTACATGGTCTACCCTCGATTCCTCTCGACTATTGGCGTTAGCCAAACAGAGAAAATTGTTTACGTTTATTTGTTCAATCGTGCAAGGTCGTCACAGAGGGAAAGCAGAAGCGGAAAGTTTGCTGACCAACTAGGGCGAGTATACATCGTGTACCCCATCAAAGACCTTGCTGCCGATACTGGATTCACAGAACGATGGGTCAAGAAGTCTCTGAAAGAGCTGGAAGAAGCCGGGTTGATCGAGCGCAAGCGTGAAGGCAAGAACAAGCCCGATAAGATATACGTCAAAGTGCCGGAAGAATCGTCAAAGAGCGAAAAGGGAGGTGAACAATCATTCACCTCTGAGGGGAACGATACTTCACCTGTGAGGGGAACAATCGTTCACCTCCTTAATATAGAAGAAAAGAAAAGAAAAAAAGTTATTAAGAAAGCGGGCGACCCGCCCGATGGGAACGCCAGCACGCCGGACTTCGAGGATGTGAGCGAGTATTTTTTGGATGCTGGATGTGAGAACAGGCTTGCCAGTAGGTTTATGAACTACTATGAGGGAACAGGCTGGATGACCAAGACCGGAAAGCCTATAACAAACTGGAAGGCCTTTGCTGATATGTGGATTGACAGAGAGCAAGAGAAGCAACAGTACAGTGAACCAGAGTTCAATTGTTTGTAAAGGTTCTTTCCCCCTACAACCCTCTATCTCCAAAGCTACACCGTTAGCCAGCAGAGCAGACCGTGACCAACATCTGCCGTCAAGTTCTATTGGCTGAATATGGGCATACCGTCTATCTGACCTCTACGTTACGTCACCCTCTATCGTCCGGCGCACCGCGCCGACCGGGTGACCTCCAACGGTAACGGCATCTAGCCTGTAAAGAGTAGCAGCATCTGACCTATCACCATCTACGACTATTTCACATGGAGAATTGACTTCATTTTGTAGTCGGTTGGATATGTATAAATGTTTCATAGCTGTATGAGCGGTTGATTACAAATTGAAAGCGTCTGAGCGGTCGGATAGTCTTATTGAATAGTTAAAAGTATTGAGATATTTGTCGAATGAGTAATCCTAGTTGGTTGGTATGATATGATTGCAGTTGTCGGTAATTAAATTTGAAAAGAACGAGCCGAATCGGATGATGCGACTATTACGGTAGAATAATAGTTAAAAAGATTGAGTAATTATTTGCGGCTATTATAATAAGTACGATGGTTAAATGTTTTGAGGTAATGTAATAAAGATTAAAATGGATAGGTGCCTTGACATATATTGATTTTGTGGAGGTCTGATGGCTTAGCGACTATCGCATCTCCATTTTCCTAAAAGGCGAACGACTATTTCACACAAAAAATACACGACTATTTGACGAAGACTCGAAAGAAAAAGCTGCGACTATTACTCTGAGACTATCAGCTGACTGCTCGTTACTATATATAGGACTTTCAAAAGCTAGTCATCTGACGACTTTACGACTATTCCGCGACTATTCGCCGGGAGAAACTACGACTATCGGCTACGACTATTCCAGCCGGAACGCTACGACTGTTGCTGACCTCTATTGGTTATCGGGCGAAAGCCCGAAAAGAGATACGGCGGTAGCCGTCAATGGTTCCGCCTGCCGCGCCCCTGCCGTTGGACTGCCCCGCCGGGTGCGGGAAGCATCGAGACGCCGCCAAGCTGACCCGGTACAGGTGGAGACGCTGACCCCTCCGGGCTGGCATGGTCTGCGATATGCTGCCGCCCTTATATACATTATTATAATAGGGCGGCTGTGCTAAGCTGTGCAGCGTCCGGGCGTGGCGGTGGTATCTGGTATCGGTGGAGGGGCTGCACTTGACGGTATGCCCTCCAGCGTGGCGCAAGTGGTGCATAGGCCGCTTGTGTGGCTGCTGTATTGTGTGCGCTGGAATGGGTCAAATTAACGGAAATGCCCCTGTAAAGCCCTGTAAACGCTTTTGATGTTTTGGCTGTATAATTGCATTGATAGCAGAAAATCTGCTGTGAACGCTTGTGTGTGGCTGATACGCCGCCGGGCAAAATAAAAGCCCTGCACCGTGTCGATGCAAGGCAAAAGAAAAACCCGGTCATTACTGGCCGGGTGGGATGCTTTTTATTTGGACGCCTTAAACAAGGCGCTGAAAAACCAGAAGAAAAACAGAAGTGTGGACAAAATCACAGCTTGCACCCCCCTTTTTATACCACGCTGAAACGCTTGTAGTTTGTGCGGGTGCTGCATTCTGCGTATACATCCGGGTGCAGCGTCTTCAAAAGCTTGCTATCGAGCCGCTTGTTTTCCCTATACTCGTTTATTCTTTTTTCAAAATCAGACATTTTTCAGTTCTCCAAAATTCCTTTATTCTTGAATAGCGTTCTCGGGTTGTGCTTTTCGTATTCTCTCCAATTTTCGCCGATCGCAAGCGCTGAGTTTTGCGCCCAAAATGGGACGCCCGCCCGGTCAAGCTGACCAAACAAAAAATGAATGGTTTTATCTGCCTTGTTCAAAAACCCGATATCGTCCGGGTCTTTTTCCCTGCAATAGGAGATCTCAGCCATCCAATATGCAAGGGATTCCAATAGGCCGTATGCCTTTTTATTTGCCGTGTATGTCATTTTGTGCGCCCCCTCAGCTGTTTAAAAACGCGATCATTACAAGCGCGCCGGAGATCATGCCGCCAACGTACCAGATTGCAGCCCACTGGGAAAAGTCAAGAGTGATCATTTTGTGTTGCCTCCTATTACATGACCTGAAACAGCGCAGACGTGCGGGCGGTGACGGCATACAGTTTGCCGGACGTGTTACCCTTTACCAGAACGCCGGTGCAACCATACAGCCCGGTGCTGTATGCGATGGTCTCAAACCCGCATTCTGCAACGCGGATTGCGTCAATCTCCGAAAAGCTCTTTTTGGTCAAGTCGGTTGCGGCGTTGGTGGTAACATAGCGGCGGATGTCTTTTAATGTGGTTTTCATGGCTTTTGCCCTCCTGTTTTGTGGTGGTAAATAAGTTTGTTTACTGTCTATATTGTAAACAATTTTATTTACTTTGTCAAGGGGTTTGACGTAAAAAATAAACATTTTTATTTACCGTTTGAGCGTGTCCATATCTGCACAGTTTCGGACGCGCTGCACGTCATCCAGCACCCCGCCGCCGCCCCGATCTGCCCGACGTGGGCGGTCTGGTATCGAGTGCGGACCGGTGCAGCGTGTCCAGCGTCCGGGCGTGTGTGCCGGTGCGTCCTGTCTTGCATGGTCTGCCCTGGTATCTGGTACGGCCTGCGCTGTGCAGTCCTGCCCGGTGCGCTGGATGGGGCAGGGGTGTACCGGCGGGGTATACAGGGAGAGCCTGGAGTGGGGTGGTGAGCCGTCCAACCACCGAAAAAATAAAAAAGGCTCAAAAATAACCCCCACCCCTATTGTCAATCTCAAAAATTTCCCGCAAAAACAAAAAGACCCCTACAAAGGGTCTGCGTTCTGTGCTATACTTGCCTTACAAGCCTTGAAAGGGAGGAATCTACAATGGCTAAAAGCAAAATGACAACGTGCAAGCATTGTGGCGCAGAGATTGCCGCAAGTGCAAAGGTCTGCCCTCATTGTGGCGGTAAGAATAAGCCGCCCATCTACAAGCGCTGGTGGTTCATCGCAATTATCGTTCTGATTGTTCTGTCTGCCATTGGCGGCTCTGGTAGTAGCTCTGACAGCTCTGCAAGCAGCAGTAAGGCAACGAAGGCAAGTGCATCGACCGCTTCTTCCGTTGCATCTGTTGTACCTGAAATCAGCGAGGACGATTACAAAGCAGAGTGCCAGACTGTGGACTATAAGGAGCTGTGCCGCTATCCTGAAAAATATGAAGGAACTAAGATTGTAGTCAAGGTAAAGGTCTCGCAGATTATTGACGCAAACTTCTCCGGCAGCGAAAAGGCATGGAGAACTTACACGGACAACAGCGGATATGGCTTCTATGCCGATGACGAATATTATATGCTGGATAAGCGCGGCGGCGATGCTGTGAAGATTCTGGAAGATGATATTATCACCGTCTATGGTGAGTTCACTGGGCTTGAAAAAATCACCAGAGCATTGACCAGCACCACCGATGAACTGCCCCGCATTGAAGTCAAGTACGCAGACCTCGTAGAGGAATAATCGCATAACACAAAAGCCAGCGGCTAGACATTCTCTAACCACTGGCTTTTCTTATAGGTTGTTTACTTCACGATTTTATCGTGATAGGGATAGTACTCAACATTGGGCAAGGGCATCCAATACTTCACATCGTGCATGATGCACTTGTTGCCCCGGAGCAGAACCGGCTCGATCTCGCCGTTTTCGTCCGCTTCAAAGGAAAGCTGACCGCTATCGACAACCTTTCCGTCACAAGCGATAACAGGCTCGTGGACGCACTCGCCGTAGTCAACGGTGCGCCAGATTTTCAGCATCGTCTCGAAAGCGTAGTTGAGGTATTCCCCCATATCCTGAATCTTATCTGCGGTAAGCATAGCTGTTCTCCTTTCAAACTGCCATCTTGGTCTGGCTATTGACGTTCTGAATCATCATTACGGTGTTTGCACAAGGCCGCCACCGTTCGATATAGGCGATGGCGTTGTCAAAATCCTTGCGAGGAACGTTGCTGATGCTGTTCACATGGAACCAGTCCTGTGCATCCTTGTTGCATTCACTGTAAACCTTGCACCGGGTGGACTTGTCAAGGTATGCAGGAGAGGTCTTGCCGCCAAGTGCTTCAACCACGACACGGTTTACCGCACGGCGAAGCGCACGCTGCTGCTCATAGTCCACTGTCATGTTGGTTTCAAGAGCAGAGATGCGCTTTTCGTGCTGCATGGAACGGTTGTCCAGAACGAAGATTGCTTGCAGTTCTTTGGATGCCCCTGCGAACTGGTTGACGGCCACGTTCTTCTCAAGGTCAATCAGCTTCTGGCGAATCTCCATGCCCTCAGGTGTCCGCTGAATCATCGCAATGTGCTTTGCCATGTCAAGGCTGAGAATATGCTCAATGGAGCGCCCGCCGTTTACTAGATTTTTAGTAAACGATGAATAGTCGACGTTTTCTTTGAACCCATAAGCGGACATATTTGCAAACCAGTCATTATAACGAGACTTGATTTTGAGCCGCTCGTGCAGTTCCCGACCCAGAACTACCTTTTCGCCAGTGTCGGTGTCGTACACGGGGATAACATCTTCGGAAAAGATTCGGATGGTTTCGAGATTATTATTCATAGAAATTTAGCCTTTCTATCTTGCGAGAGCAGGCCATCTCTGGTATAATAACCCAAAGAGGGTCTATACTCTCTGAGTGGTTCATGATACGTTCGCTTCTGTCGCCAAACTTCAGCGGACGTATCATTTTTCGTTTTCATTGGTAGAATCCATTGGATGCAGCGTAAAGAACGCTTCACGGAACGCAGCAGAAATGGAAACCCGGTTCTTGATGCAGTATTCCTGCAAGCTTGCAAACTGCCGCTCCGTCACGCTGATGGTAACGGTATGACCGTAACGCTCTGCGTAAGGACTACTCATACATATTCGCCCCCTTTCGTTTTGCTGTGCAATAAGCGTAACCGCAAAATATTAGGATGTCAAGAAAATACACCCCATATATTGTGTTCACTAGTGCTGGCATCAAATTTTTCCGTTCTGATTGGCTTCTCCGGCTTCGTACCCTGCCCGATAGTTCAGTTCGGACAGCTTGCCTAGCGCTTCTGCGTACTCCCTGTCCTCGCTGGTCGGTTCTTTTCCGTGTGCGAAGGTTTTCAGAAATTCTTCGGTTGTCGTGGGAAAGTTCATGTTTTTTGCTCCTTTCTATTGCAGAAACCGTCTGCTTCTGCTATAATAATTGACAGAAACCGAGACTGCGCCCTTGGTTGCGCAGCTTCTGTTTTGTGGTGGAATAGGTCGTCAGTACTACTTTGGTTGGTGGAGCTGACGGCCTATTTTTTATGCCACAAAGGATAAATCCACTGTTGTTGGTCGATTCATCATGTGTTCTGCTGTCTTAGATTATAGACGCTTGGTATATAGTTGTCAACAGCCCAATTTGTATAATCGTATCAGAAATATCTGATTTTTTAACACATTCTTGTGTTTTTTTGATAGTTGTTTGTAAACTGAACCGTTCATTGATTTAGTGGCGAGAACCATGATAGTTCGATGTATTTTATAATATTATACTATTTGTAAATTAACGAAACCGTTCTTATGCTTTTTCTGCCCTATTGAGAGTAAAGTTTTATTTTCCCCTTGACAAAGTAAATAAAATTGTTTACAATAGAAAACGAAAGAGAGGTTTTGAAAATGAGTGAGAAAAAAAAGATGACAAAAGCCTTAACAAACGGAACGGAAATTGTTCGTGAGGTTATGGAAAAGCAGGGCGTTACAATGGTCTGCCTTGCTGAAAGCGCAGGATTTGGCTCAAAGCAGAATATGTATCAGTGTCTTAAAAATGACAGCTTGAACCTCTCTAGCTTTTTCAAAATTATGAGCGCCATGAAATATAGAATTGTTGTTGAGCCTGACGTAGGTAGCTTAAAGCAGAACCAGTATCTTGTCACAGGAACGGTCGTTGAAAAAGAATCCAAGGGCGGTGATTCTGAATGATCTACGGGTATGCTCGTGTCAGCTCCGCTGGACAGGCGATTGACGGCAACAGCCTTGAAGCCCAGTCGGAACTTCTGAAAGCCAACGGCGCACAGAAAATCTTTTCAGATGTTTACACCGGCACGAAGCTGCATCGACCGGAACTTGACAAGCTGATGGCTGAAATCCAGCCGGGAGACACGCTGATCGTGGCAAAACTTGACCGTATTGCTCGTTCTGCCAAGAATGGCCTTGAACTGATAGACCAATTCATTGATAGGGGCGTTTCGGTGAACATCCTGAACATGGGTGTTATGAACAACTCACCTACTGGAAAAGTCATCCGGACTGTTATGCTTGCCTTTGCAGAGTTTGAACGTGACATGATTGTTGAGCGCACCAAAGAGGGCAAGAAGATTGCCAGCCAGCGCCCCGATTACAAGGAAGGTCGCAAGCCAACGGAGTATGACCGAAACCTCTTTGATATTCTGCACAAACAGGTGGAAAAGCGTCTGCTGACCGTCACCGATGCCGCCAAGCAGCTTGGTGTGACCCGCCAGACATGGTATCGGATTGCTGAACAGAACAGGTGAAAGGAGTAAGAGCCTATGGATAAGTTGAACAACAGAAACTCGTATGACTGGCTTGCAGGAGCGGTCGTTGGACTGCTTACCGGGTTCTTCATTGTAGCTGTAGTTGCGAGGTGCGTCCTGTGATATTTTCAGTTGACGTTTTTCGCGGCCTAGAATAAAACCGAATATTTGATTTTTGTGCAGTTGTAGGCACTCTTTACATTTTCAGGTAGGGGGTGCCTATTTTTTATGCAGCCAAAACAGTGCATTGCCATTATCGACAGCATCAAAGCATATGCAAAGCAGAATCCGACAGAAGCGCAGGTCTACGAGGACTGGTTTCAGGCGGTTGTGAACCTAAGAGATGCTCTTCCGCAAGACAAGCGGTTCGATGCCTACAAATACTCTGGTGAGCTGCGCTCTGTCTGCGCAGCCATGATGGGCAAGATGAAAACAGGCGAGGACGTGGCAAAGGTCTATGACATTATCAGCCGGACGTACCTGTTTGAAGCAAAGGATGTGTTCGACAGCTATTGCATCTACCTTGAATGGAATCGTGCGCCGGAGAAGAAGTTCTACCAGCCACGCAGAAAAGTGCTTCTGACGCTGGTTCGTGACCTAGAGGACTTGTTTTTCCATCGTGTAGAATTTCTTGGTGTAAGTCAGCCCCCGCGTACTGGGAAAAGTACTCTCTGTATATTTTTCATCACATGGCTGATGGGCAACCGCCCTGATGTTGCATCGGTTATGAGCGGACATTCCGACAAGCTGACTAACGGCTTCTATGGCGAAGTACTGTCTATCATCACTGACCCTGTTACCTACAACTGGGGGAAAATCTTCCCTGACGTTCAGCTTGTGGACAAAAGCGCAAAAGACGAAAGCGTTGACCTGAACCGAAAGAAGCGCTTCCCCACCCTGACTTGTCGCTCTATTGGCGGTACGCTGACCGGTGCTGTTGAAATCGGCGAGGGCGGTGTTCTGTACAGCGATGACTTGATTGAGGACTTGGAGGAAAGTCTGAACGTTGAGCGTTTGAACAACAAGTACGATGCCTATCTGAATCAGCTGAAAGACCGTAAAAAGCAAGGCGCATTAGAGCTGATGGTCGGCACACGCTGGAACGTGCTTGACCCTCTGGGGCGCATCCAGAACCAGTATGCAGACAATCCGAAGTACCGATTTCGGGTGATTCCCGCTGTGGACGAGAACGGACACAGCAACTTCAATTATGACTATGGCGTGGGCTTTGACGATGCCTACTATGCCGATATGAAAGCCAGCATTGACGATGCAACATGGTGGGCAAAGTACATGGGCAAGCCCTATGTGCGTGAAGGTCTGCTGTTCCCTGCCGATGAATTGCGGTATTTTAACGGTGTTCTGCCTGACGGAGACCCTGATCGCAAGCTCATGGTCATGGATATTGCATGGGGCGGCGGGGACTTCACCGCTTGCCCTATCGCTTATGTGTACGGCGATGCCGTGTTCATCCCCGACCTTGTGTTCAACAACGGAGACAAGACCGTGACCCGCCCGGAAGTCGTGGGCAAAATCATCCAACACAAAATCAATGTGGTGCGCGGCGAAGCCAACAACGGCGGTGATGAATACTGTGATGTGGTGGACAGCCAACTCCGGCAGCAGGGTTATCACTGCTCTGTCCGCAGCCAACGCGCGCCAAGTGGTCAAAGCAAGCTGTCCAGAATCATCCAGTATGCGCCGGATATCAAACGGTTCTATTTCCTTGACGAAAAGCACCAGCCGAAAGAGTACAAGGCATTCATGGAACAGGTGACGATGTTTACGCAGCTTGGCAAAGTTCCGCACGATGATGCACCGGACAGTCTGGCACAGCTTGCTGATGAATTGTATAACGGAATCAGTAAAATTGAGCCTGTCAAGAGGCCATTTTGATTAAAAACACAATATATTGTGTTCGCTGGGTCTATTTATTTGATTTCACCACTTGACAAGGCTTATAATGTACGCAGGAAGTTTTGCAGCTTCCCTTAAAGGAATAGCTTACACGCGGGGTTTTGTCATTTTTACTCGCGTGCGTGTCAACAAGCATATTCCTCCTTTCACCGGTGAAGGTTTTCTCACTCTTTCGCCTTCACCGGACTTTATATGTTGCGTTTCCAATTGTAAGGGGAATGCCGGCCTGTCTCCCCCACGGCTGGCAAGCAACGGTTCGATTCCGTTACGCAGCACAATCAACTACCTAGCTTTGCATGGACTTATTTTCCAAAACCTTCACCGCTATTCCCGGCTCTCAATGTAATGTTTAGGCATGACATTGCAAAGAGCAGCGGTTAACCAATCAAGCCGGGTCCCTATGTTGCATTAGCTCAGTCAGGCTAGAGCACCCGGCTCATAACCGGACATACATTGGTTCAAATCCATTATGCAGCACCAAAATTGCAGCTTACCCGTTTTACGTCTGTCCGACAACTGAATGTAAAGGCTGCAATGGTTTTCTTCGGGCGAAGAATAGCACGGCTGGAAGTGCGAATAGTTTCCCAGTAGCTTCTGACAGGTCTGTGCTCAACAGCCTGTTTCCAGAAATCCAACGAAAGGAGCACAGATGGTAGCAAAAGTACGATGCAAGCGTCCTCGGAAAGACGCAAACGGCAATCCGTGTGATTGCGGACGTTATCTTGGCGAAGTGGAAGGTAAGTTCTCCCTTCTGTGCCCTCTTTGCCATTGGATTACAATTGGAGATTCCAATCTTCCAAAAGAAACGTGGGTTTCCGTGCCAAAGTTTAAAAACTGAATAGCTTTTGAAGCGCAGTTGTAAGCGCAGTGAGATAGACCTTAACAGGTTTGTCTTGCTGCGCTTTTTATTTTTCCAGAAAGGAGAAGCCTACCGTGAGATATGGTGTGCCGTATCGTGGCAGCAAAAACAAAATTGCACAGTGGGTTATCTCTAATCTTCCTGCTGGTGACACGCTGATTGACCTGTTTGCTGGTGGTTGTGCGGTTACGCACGCTGCATTATTGTCTGGCAAATGGAATTGCATTGTAGCAAATGACATTGGCGATGCACCACAGTTGTTTATGGATGCTGTTCATGGCAAGTATGTCAATGAAAAGCGTTGGATTAGTCGTGAAGATTTTCACCGTCTGAAAGATTCCGACCCTTACGTTTCTCTTTGCTGGAGCTTTGGGAATAATCGCACGGATTACCTCTACTCAAAAGAGATTGAACCGTGGAAAAAGGCTTTGCACTACGCAAGAGTGTTTGACGATACATCGCTTTTGCGTGAGTTCGGAATCAATTCGGGCGGAAGTTCAAAGGACATCAAGCTAAACAGCGTGGAATACAAAGAGCTTTATTCACAGTGGCTCGGACATCAAGCAAAACATAAAAGGCTCTATGATTTAGAACACCTTGCAAGGCTAGAGAATCTTGAACGCTTACAGAATCTTGAACGCTTACAGAATCTTGAAGGTCTGCAAAGGCTTGAAAGTCTGCAAAGCGATTATAGGGATGTGCAAATTCCATCAAATGCAGTTGTATACGCAGACCCACCCTATAAACGAACAAACTGCACAGGCTATAAACGTGGTTTTGACCACGAAGCGTTTGAAAAGTGGCTTTCGGAAGTCCCGTTCATGGTGGTTGTCAGCGAGTATGAAGCGCCAAATGGATGTTTGGAAGTTGCAAGCATAAAGAAGCAATCTTCTATGGGTACTGGGAATAAAGGCGGTTCTAATACTGAAAAGCTGTTTGTTCAAAAGCGATTTGCTAAATTGTACAAACAGATGATGGGGAGATTCTGACGGAAAGGAGGAACACATGGCTGAGTATCAGATGGTCGTTGGCGGCTTTTTGAATAATCCGCTGACCGGACGCAGACCGATTGAAACGCCGGAGACGGAAATCAATCGGGAGAATGTGCTGAAAGTGGTAATGGGCAAGGCAGAGCCTATTCATCTGCTGAACAAGAATGAGATTCGCTTTCTGCACAACTACTACTTGGGTAATCAGCCTGTCCTCCTGCGCACGAAGGAATACCACGCTGAAATCACAAACCGCATTGTAGAGAACCACGCCAACGAGTGCGTGGGCTTTTACACAGGCTATATGAGCGGTACGCCGTGCTCTTATGTGCGGTCTGAAACGGCAACGGGTGACGGCGAGGAAATCGCCCGTCTGTCTAACTCCTTGCAGTATGAGGGAAAGGACGCGCTTGATCGGCGGCTCTGGCAGTGGATGCTGGAGTGCGGACAGGGATACCGCATTGTTCTTCCTGACAAGGGGTATGGCGGTAACTACCCGGACGAAACGCCCCTGCTGGTGGATGTTCCTGACCCGGATATGGCGTATGTGATTTACAACTCCGGCATCGGTCACAAGCCAATTGCAAACGTGCTACACATCCCACGCAATTATCAGAACGACTTGAACGACCTGATTTGCGTGTATACGCCAAACCAGTATTTTGAAATAGACAACGGCAAGGTCACAAAATCAGAGAATCATTCTCTGGGTATGCTGCCGATGGTCGAATACAAGCTCAACCCGGAGCGCATGGGTCTGTTTGAACCGGCTATTCCCGTTTTGGATGCCATCAACGACCTTGAAAGCAACCGTTTGGACGGCGTGGCACAGTTCATCCAGTCCATCATGGTGTTTACCAACTGCCTTGTGGATGATAACGCACTGAAACAGGTCAAAGAACTTGGGGCAATGTGCCTGAAGTCTACAACCAGCTTGCCCGCCTCCGTTTCGCAGATTGCGAATGAGCTTGACCAGCAGCAAAGCCAGACCTTGCTTGATTCCATGCTGAACGTGTACCGTAGTCTGACTGCCATGCCTAGTGCCACTGGTAGCGAGAACGCAACGTCCGACAACGTGGGCGCAGTCATCGTTCGAAACGGCTGGAATCACACAGAAGCAAGGGCGCAGCAGTACGAGAATATGTTCAAGTTCTCGGAACGTCAAAGCCTGTCTGTAATGCTGAAAATCCTGCGTGATACGGTTAGTTCTAAACTGATGGCAAGCGATATCAACATCAAACTGCCGCGCCGTCAGTACGATAACCAGCAGAGCAAAGTTCAGATTTTTGCGCAGATGCTCGGTCAGCCCATTGACCCGCAGTTGGCGTTCACCACGCCTGGTTTGTTCCCCGACCCGCAGGCTGCTTATGAAATGAGCAAGCCCTTCCTGATTGCCGCTGGCAAGCTAGGCGAGGATGGGAAAGCTCCGAAGCCGCAGGAACAGCCTACTGACAATATTGCCGACAACGGCAAAATGTTTGGCGAACAGGCTAATGCAAAGGAAGGAGGACAAAAATGAAGAAGCTGTTTATTTCTTGCCCGATGAAGAATCGGTCGGAAGAAAATATTCGGATGACGTTTGACCGTTTGCACAAGATTGCCGAAGCAGTGTACGGTGAGAGCCTTGAGGTTATCCCTACCTATATTGAGGATAATCCACCTAAGTGCAGAACTGAAGGGCTTTGGTATCTTGGCAAGAGCATCGAACTCCTCTCGCAGGCTGATTATTTCATCGGTATTTGCGGCGATAATGCGTGGCTGTATAACGGCTGCACTGTGGAGGCTGACGCTGCAAAGCTTTATGGAATGCCGGTTTATCTTGTCCCTACAAATTTTTCTGCGCCTGATGTAACAAGCGCAGAAGCGGTTTATAACGCAGCAGGAGAACGAATCGACTAAAAATCAATCCGCATAAGCGGGCTGATATATTCCGGCAGGGAAGCCGGGATACAAATTTCGCAACGTTGCAGGGAAGCAACGGTAAAAAAACGCAGGAGGAAATTAACGATATGAAACTCAATGTGTTGCTTGGTGATGCTTACAAAGAGGGTATGACCGCCGATGAAATCATTTCTGCGCTGGAAAAGGTTGCAGACCCTAGCGCAGAGGTCGAGAAGCTGCGCAACGCCGTGACGAAAGCCAACGGCGAAGCCGCCGAGTACAAGAAGCAGCTCAAGGCAAAGCGTACCGATGACGAGAACGCCGCACAGGAACAGGCTGACAAGCTGGCAGAGATGCAGAAGCAGATTGAAGCCCTGACTGCCGACAAGGAGAACCTCGTCAAGGAAAAGACCCTCGCATCTTACCGTGAGAAGTTCGTTGCACAGGGTTATGACGCTGAACTGGCTGGCAAAGCTGCATCTGCACTGGCTGACGGCGACATGGATAAGGTGTTTAAGTTCCAGTCGGAGTTTATGACCGCCCACGACACCGCTTACAAGGCTTCTCTGCTGAAGGATATGCCCACTCCCCCGGGCGCAAACGGCGGCGGAAATTCTGACAGCGAAGGCGTGGCATTTGCCAAGAACCTTGCGCAGCAGAACGCAAATGCTTCTAAGGCATCGAGTGACGCAATGAGTGCTTTCCATTAACAAGGAGGAAAACATGAAGTTTATCCGAAACACGGTCAACGGAATCAACGATACCATCCTTGCTTCCAATGACTACACTGCCATTCCCTTTACCGTGACCGAAGCCGCTGCGGTTAAGGCTGGCTACCCTATGACGCTGGCTGGCAAGAAAGCTGTTGCTGCTGGCGAGACTGGTTCTAAGACCATCAACGCTGACGGCATCCTGCTGTATGACGTTGACCCGGCAGAGAACCCCAATGCTTCCCTGCTGATTCGTGGCGTTATTGACACCAAGAAGGCGGCAGCAAGTTCCAGCTTCACCTATGACGCTGACGCAATCAAGGCACTCAAGACTGCCGTTCCCGGCATCTTCTGCCGTGACAACATCAGCGTAAACGCTTAATAGGAGGTAAAACAACATGGCACTGAATCTTAAGGAAGTCTTTGCCCCGGCTGCGATTGCCGCCTATTGGACGAATGACCCTACCAATGCGATTCCTTTTGCATCTGATGCGCTGTTCCCTGCAAAGAAGAAGGCTGGTCTTGACCTGAAGTGGCTGCGTGGTCACAAGGGCGTTGGCGTTTCCCTGATGCCCAGCGCATTTGATGCAAAGGCTACGTTCCGTGCCCGTGAGGGCTTCAAGTTTGATGAAACCGAGATGCCGTTCTTTCGTGAAGGCTACCATCTGGGCGAGAAAGACCGTCAGGAAATACTTCGTGTTCTGGACAGCAACGACCCTTATGCTCGTGACGTGATGAACCGTCTGTACGATGACACCGCGCAGCTTATCACCGGCGCACGCATCGTTCCTGAACGCATGATCTGGCAGCTGCTGGCTCCCGTCAATGGCGTTCCTGGCATCACCATCAAGGCGAACGGCGTGAACTACACCTACAACTACGACCCGGACGGCACTTGGAAGTCCACCAACTACAAGGAAGTCTCTGCTGCGAAGTCTAAGTGGAACGTCACCACTGCCACTCCCATTGCCGACCTGAACGCCGCAAAGGATGCTGTTCTGGCGAGCGTGGGCGAGGTCGTGACTGAGGTGTACATGAACACCGCAACCTTCCGCAACATGATTGCTGCGGATGAGGTGAAGAACCGGTTCATGACCGTTACCGCAAAGGCAAATGCCGTTCTGCTGGATGCTGAAGCACGGCAGATTATTGAATCTGCAACCGGTCTGAAGATTCATCTGTACGACAAGATGTTCAAGGCAGACCAGTACAGTGCAAGCGAGAAGTATCTGCCTGACGGCATGGTGGTTGTTACCCCTGCTGGCGCACTGGGCAATGTCTGGTACGGCACTACTCCTGAAGAAGCAGACCTGATGTCCGGTCAGTCTGGCGCATCCGTGTCTATCGTGAACACCGGCGTCGCCATCACCACCGAGCTGACCGTTCATCCGGTCAATGCCAACGTCTACGCTTCCGAAATCGTCCTGCCGTCCTTTGAGCGCATGGACGCTGTGTACTGCATCAAGGCTTACTAAGGCGAAAGGGGGAAAGCAGCATGGGAGACCAGTATTCCGAAGCGGCAGTCAAGCTGGGGCAGTACATTGCCCCTGCACTTGACCGTGAAATCACGGACGAGGACTACCCACTCTTCGACCTGCTGCTTGATTTCGCCAAAGACAAGATATTTGCACAGGGCTACCCCTTCGGCAACAAACCGGACGAGTTACCCTTGCAGTATCAGTCGTTGCAGATACGCATTGCAGCGGAACTGTACAACCACATCGGCGCAAACGGACAGACGAGTTATACCAATAACGGTATCACTCGTGTGTGGGAAAGCTCCGATGTGGCGCAATCCCTGCTGAACGAAGTAGTTCCGAGAGTAGGTGTTATCGGCTGATGTTTAATGGTAGTCCGCTGGATAAACGCCCGCTGTGGTATTCAAACCCAGTTGGCGAGAAAACGCCTGTTGTGGACGAGTGGGGAAACGAGACTGGCGAATCCGCATACGAATCGTGGAGCGACCCCGCAAAGCTGATGCTGAATGTCAGCCCCCCTACTGGTTCTGCGGAAGCAAACCCTTTTGGAGCGTTCACGGATTACAGCTACGTTGCCAGTTCGTCCAGTAAAAAGCGCAACACACCGCTTTATGAAGGTACGCGCGTCTGGTTTCAGACGGACGTTTCAAAGCCCTTCAATTACACTGTGGTCAAGGTCGCAGAGCATATTACGGACACGTTGTATGCGCTGAAAGAGGTGGCTGCAAGTGAAAATTAAAGTGAGGTTGAGCGATGCCGGACTTCGTGATGCGGAACGTCAGATACGGGAGTACGAGACCACCCTGAACAAAAAGGCACAAGAGTTTGCAAAGTCATTGGCTGACAAAGGGCTTGATGTAGCGAAAGTTCGCTTTGCAAATGCAGAATATGCCGGTAGCAACGATGTCTCTTGTCGTGTTGAGCAGAACGGAAACATTTGCACCATCATTGCAGAGGGCAAGTCAGTCGCCTTTATCGAGTTTGGTACCGGTGCACATCACAACGGATATGGCGGCGAACTGCCGCCCGGTGTTGGTGCGCATGGCTCCTATGGTCAAGGCAAGGGTGCTGGCAGACGTTGGTACTACTACGGTGACCCCGGTAATGCCGGAACCTATGTGGATACCGTTCCCGGCAAGGGACAGTTGAATTACACCAGCGGTAACGAACCAGCTATGGCTATGTGGGGAGCTGTTGAAGAAATGGCTTCTCAGGTAGAAGCAACGTGGAGGGAGGTTTGGAATAGTTGATTGATTATTTCAATTCTATCTTTACAGCTGTTGCCAAGGAACTGCGAAAGCAAGTGCCTGGTATCTTCGTCACTGGCGAAATCAATGACAGCAACGTCAAAAAGTTTCCATGTGTGCAGATAGAGGAAAACAGCAATCTCCCGGTTCATCGTGATTCTGCCAGCCGAAGCAAGTATGCTGCCATTTCCCTGCGCGTGCGGGTCTATTCCAACAAAACCAGCGGACGCATTGCAGAAGCCCGCTCCATTGTGGACATCGTGGATTCTGTATTGGAACCGCTCAATTTCTATCGAAAATCGTTTGCCCCGTTGAATGGGCTGTACAACAATTCCGTCTATCGGATTGATTGCAGCTATGGGGCAACAATCGGAGAGGACGGAATGATTTACCGAAAATAAGGAGGTAAACATTCTATGGCAACTGGTATTTCTAGCTACGGAATTACTCTTTATGAAGGAACTTCCGGCACTATGACCAAGCTGTGCGACATCAAGGATTTTCCTGACCTGATTTCCGACCCGAACCTTTTGGACGTCACTACCCTTTCTGACCCTATGCAGAAACAGATTTTCGGCATCAACCAGTCTGACCTTAAGCCTTTTACTGCGTTCTATAACAAGACGGATTATGGTGCCGTTATTGAGCGTGGATATAAGGATTCGGATGGAGAACTTAACGCCACGCATCATTACGCTCTGAAGTTCTCTGATGGCTCTGGGTTTACTTGGGATGGTATGCACCAGTGCGGTATGTCCGGCGCAGGCGTTGATGAACCGTTGGAGTTCCCCATCAACATTATTTTCCTGAGCAAACCCAAATGGGCTGAAACGGTTTCCCTTGACGTTTCCTAATACATCTTAATCAAATCAATCAAACCTGGCAGAACTGAACAACGGATTTGGTTCTGCCCCTATTTATAAAGGAGAGCATTTATTATGGCTGCTAAGGTTATCAACTTTCATTCCCCCGATGGCAAGAACACTTATGAGCTGACTTTCACCCGTGACAGCGTGGAAGCTACCGAACGTGCAGGCTTTCAGATTGGCCAGTACACCCAGATGACCAACCTGCTGTCCAACTCCCGCGCCCTGTTCTACGGCGCGTTTATCGCCCGAAATCGTGGCATCAAGCGTAAAGTCGTGGACGAAATGTTTGCCCACATCGACGAGAAGGAAGAGCTGATGGCTGCGTTGCTTGAGATGTTCATGGACGCTTCTAAGTCTCTGCTGGCAACTGATACTGAGGACAAGACCGCAAAAAACGCAACGTGGGAGATTGTGTAACCGCACAATCTCAGGAATCAGACGGAGAGGGAGAACCGTTTTCCTTCTCCAAGCTGTTCCACGATGTAGAAGCCTATTACATCTCTATCGGTATGACTTACGAGCAGTTCTGGCACGGCGATGTCTGGCTTGCTAAGGTATACCGTGACGCAGAGGAGCTGCGAGAACGCAGAGCTAATGCAGAAGCATGGAGAAACGGTTTTTACATGGCATCTGCGCTTTCCTCTACGGTTGGCAATATGTTCCGAAAGAAAGGGTCTAGTCCCATCAAGTACATGGATAGACCGATTCCCCTTACTCAAAAGGAGAAAGACGAGTATGAATACCAACGCGCAGTTGAGGCGCAGGAGCGAATCAAGAAAATGATGTTCTCTATGATGGAAAGTGATGGTGGTAGTGATGGCTGATGTTGATATTACAAGCTTATCCGTAGAAATCTCTGCGGAATCGCAGGGCGCAGAGCTTAATATCGACAAGCTCGCTACTGCCATTTCTAATTTGCGGACAAAGGGCAACGTCACAAAAGTTGTGAACAGCCTTGATAAGCTGGCTAGTTCTATTGCAACGCTGAAACAGGCATCCGCTGGAATGTCTGGGCTGGACAAAATTACCAGCTTTCTGAATGGATTTTCCAACGTCAACACGACCGCAAGCGCAAAGAGCATCAACACGGTCGTGAATGCAATCAAGAAGATTCCTGCGGCAGTCTCCGGTTTGAACGGTGTGGATTTCTACTCCATGTCTGGAAGCATCACTCAGCTTACTAATGCTTTGGCTCCTCTGTCCATTCTGGACGCATCGAACCTTAAAGTTCTTGGCAGCGCTTTCAATGCGATCGGAAAGGTTCCTGACCTGACCGACAAGCTGAAAGCGACAGACCTTGATTCTTTTGCAAGCTCTTGCCAGAAGATTTCTACCGCCCTTACTCCCCTTGCATCTCAGCTCGACAAGGTAGGCAATGCTTTTGCAAAGCTCCCTCCGCAGTTGAGCAAAGTGGTCACACAGGCAAACCGCGTGACCGCAGCCAATGAAAAGCAGCGCAAGAGCTATCTCAGTCTGTCCAATCAGATGAACGGCTTTATGCGGAACATAGCAAAGCTGGTTTCGTTGAAAGCCATTGCTGAGTATCTTGGCAACGCTGTTGCGAAGTTTAATGACTTTTACGAAGCAACAGACCTGTTTCATAACGCTATGGGCAATTTGAGCGGTGAAGCCGATACACTCATTAGCAAGATGCAGGGCTTACTTGGCGTTGACCCGACCAAAGCGATGACTTACATGGCTACCATTCAGAGCTTAGGTACTTCGTTTGGTCTGACTAGCGACAAGGCTTACGTTCTTTCTAAGAATTTGACCCAGCTTGCCTATGATGAAGGTTCCTATTGGAACAAAAACGTTGCTGAAACCTTTACTGCAATGTCATCCGCAATCTCTGGCGAGATTGAGCCTATTCGCCGTTTGGGCGTTGATCTGTCTCAGGCACGGTTGCAGCAGGAACTTCTGGCTTTGGGCTTTAACAAACAGGTATCTAGTCTGTCTCAGGCAGATAAGGCAGTTCTACGTTACATTGCCATTATGAAGCAGACCGCCAATGTGCAGGGCAATCTTGCGCAGACCATTCAAAGCCCCGCCAACCAGATCAAGATTCTGAAAGCTCAGCTTGATATGTTGGCAAAGTCTGTCGGTTCTCTGCTCTACCCCGCCCTGAAATCCATTCTTCCCCCGCTGATTGCCGCCGTGCAGCTCATTCGAGAGTTTGTTGAGTGGGTGGCAAAGCTGATGGGCGTGAAGGTCGTGTTCACTGATTTCACTAAAAGCGCTGACAGCGTTGGCGGTATCGGTGACGCAATGGATGACACGGCAGACTCCACCAAGAAAGCCGCCAAAGCCCTCAAGGATTACACGATGGGCTTTGATGAACTGAACATCATTGACCCCACACAGGGAAGTTCCGTCTCTGGCGGCGGTTCATCCGCTGGCAATATTTTGGGCGATGTAGACCTGTCCGGCTACGATATGTTCAAGCAATACAATGAAGAATTCGCAAAGCAGATTGATGCTATTAAGCAAAAAATCAAAGATATGCTTCCTCTTATAGCGACTGTAGCAACCGCTCTTGCCGCTTGGAAGCTCACAAATCTTATTACGGATATTGTGGACGCTATCTCCAAAATGAACGCACTGAAATCCATTGTTTTGGGTCTTGGCGTTTTTACGGTTGGCGTTGTTCTTGAGATTACAGGCATTAAAGATGCGATTGAAAATGGCGTAAATGGAAAGAATTTCGCTGAAATTGTTCTTGGCGCTTTGATTGGAACTACAGGCGCAGCCATTCTTGGCAAAGGAATTGCTCAGTTTATCGTGACCGGCTTTGGTAATACTGCTGTTGGCGCGGCCATTAAAGCGGCTGGCGGCTCTACTGCTGGCGCGATTATTGGAGCAGCAGTTGGCGGAGTAATAACCGGCATACCTATGTTTGTAACGGGCGTTTACGATGCTGTCAAGAATGGTTTAAACACGTTAAACGGAATTTTGATTCCGCTTGGCTCGACGATGGCTGGCGCAGGCATTGGTGCAATTATCGGCTCTCTTGGAGGCCCAATCGGTACGGGTATCGGAGTTTTGATTGGCTTGATTGTTGGCGCAATGACCGACGTTGGAATTGCCATCTATCAAAATTGGGATAAAATCACTTCTCAACTTGATAAAATGAGCGCCGAATTTAAACAATGGTTCGTAGGTGTTGGCGAGTGGTGGAATGAAAAGTGGGAAGGCTTTAAGACCAATTTTCAGACCGCGTGGGAAAGCCTTCCCGGGTTTGTGCAGCATCCCATTCAAGCGCTTGACCAAGCCAGCGCAGGACTGAAGCAGTGGTTCGTAGGTGTTGGCGAGTGGTGGAACCAGAAATGGTCTGGATTCAAGACTAACTGGGACAAATCGTGGAACAGCCTTGTTGATACCATAAAAAATCTGCCACAAAAATTTCTTGACTATGGCAAGAATATCGTAGAAGGACTTATCAAGGGTATCAATAACGGAATCGAGACTGCCAAGAAAACTGTCGGCGGCCTTGCGAAAGCCATCATTGACAAATTTACCACGGAAACTGACATTCATTCTCCCTCTAAGCTCTTTGAGCAGTTTGGCGTTTACATCGACCAGGGCCTTGCAAACGGTATCATCGTAGCACTTCCTTACGTTGAACAAGCTGTGACCAATCTGGCAAACGTTGTTCAACAGAAGGGCAACGAGATGATTGACTATGGCGCAGACGTTGCAAATGGCTTTGTTGATAACATGGTCAATACGTTTGACGCAAAGTGGAATGAAATCGACAACGGTCTCAAGAGCGACTTCATTGGCACGATTAAGGGCATGATTGATGCGGTCAAAAAAGGCGATATCCAAACCGTCGCTGAAAACACAGCAGCCATTATCTGGAAGGCAATGGGGGAAGAGAACCGAAAACAGGTCAAGTCTTACGCTTCTGACTTGGTCTCCAATCTCACCAGTGCTCTTAAGACCGTTGGTTCCAAAGTATTTTCTTCTGCAAAACTTGTTGGAAAGAACATTTTGGATGGAATCACATCCAAGTTTGGCGAAATCTCCACGCAGGTCGTCGGTCTCGGAAGTAAAATTGCGTCCTCGTTTTCTTCTCTGATTGGACCAATCTCGGCATCCGGCAAGGCGATCAGTATTGGCCTTTCTTCTGGCGTTTTGAGCCAGTTCCCGTCTATCATTGCTGGCATTGCTGGGCTTATCGGTCAAATTGGAGCTGCATTTATGGGCATCTTGCAGACGATCGGCAGCGTCTTGACATCTCTTGGCATCCCAACTGGTGTCATCATGATCGCTGGCGGCGTCGCAATTGCAGCCGCAATTGCAGGAATTGTCGGAACGCTTGTTGGAAAGCACGGAACAAGTTCCAGCCCGTCCGTAGACAATAACTACTCGAGCTACCCTGGTACGAGCGATTACGATTCTGCTAACGGCTCTACCACATCTGTTGGGAGCTACTACCCGACTTCTTCCGCTAGTGGAACGAGCTCCGCAGAACTTCGTAGTGCCGTCCACGATGGGTGTTATAACGCATTCCTTGACATCTTCCAGCGGTACGGAGACGAGCTTACCGGAGGGAAAGAGCTCAAGATTTACCTTGATGGTAAGCAAATCACTGCGTCCGTTGAGAAACGGCAGTCTGAGCGTGGGTTCCAGATTATGGGAAACGAAGTTTACAGCTACTAAGGAGGTTTACGTTTTATGCAATCTCTCGTCACAGTAAATGGCAGAGAGCTGCCTGAGCCTTCCTCCTACGATGCCACAACGAGCACGATAGTCGATTCTGGACGAAACGTACAAGGCAAAGTCGTTGGGTCTGTGGTGCGGCACGATGTTGCGAAGATTTCCCTAAAATGGAATTATCTTACCGCAAGACAGTGGGCGGACGTCATCGGGCCGTTCACCACAAACTTTTACTGCACTGTTCGGTTTTATAACCAAGCAACTGCAAGCTACACGACAAGGCAAATGTATGTTTCCGATAGAACCGCCGGAATGTGGAGGCGTTCCCCGTCCAACGGAAACGTTATGGGATGGGTCGGGACATCCCTTAGCCTGGTTGAAGTTTAAGAGAGGTGATTATTTATGGGCTTTCTGCCTTCCGACAAGTGGCTTGAACAATACGACAAGACACTTGTTCCGGAGATGTTTGTTCGCATCACTTACCACGTCTCTGACGATAAGGCCCAAGCAGACGCCATTGCCAGCTCTTCCAACCAGGCTTTATTCAGCAACACGTTGTCTGTCACAGACCTGGATTCTGCTTCTTTGGCCAATTATGCCACCGGAGAACCTAATTTGTGGGTCCTTGACGGGAGCAAACTTTTGGTCCCAGGTTCAGAGCCATACGAGAACGCTGGGTATTTAAGTATGGATTGTGTTTCTGACACAAACCATCCAATTATCACTTTCTCTTTTAGCAAACTTCACTCTGAAAAAATTCCAGGGGTTACAATCATATGGTCGTCTGCTTTAAATGAATTTGCAAAATCTTTTAGGTTAGCGGCTTATAGCGGAAAGGAGCTCGTTGCGTCAAAACAAATTGACGATAACCAGTCGGTTGAATCCTCTGTAGATTTTGAGATTTCTGGGTATGATTCAATTACCCTTGAAATTTTGGAATGGTGCATCCAAGGCCGTAGAGCTAGAGTAGAACAAGTTGAATTCGGCCAACGTATTCAATTTAACAAAGCAGACTTGCTCTCCTATACGCACGAATCGAAACGCGACCCGGTTTCCGGTCAGCTTTCCAAGGATTCCGTTTCGTTTTCTGTTGATAACTCCGAACAACGCTGGAACCCGGTAAATCCAGGTGGACTTTATCGGTATCTTTATGAACGTCAGGAGATTTCAGTTCAATACGGCATGGACATTGGAGATGCGGTCGAATGGATTGACGGAGGGAAGTTCTTTCTTTCTGGATGGACAATTCCAGCAAATGGCATAACAGCATCGTTTGACGCCAGGGATGCTCTGTCATTCCTCCAGGATTCTATTTATACCGGGCACACAAGCGGAACGCTTTACCAGATGTGCTTTGATGCATTGGAACTTCTGGATGTTTCCGGGATATCTTACGAAATTTCGGAAGAATTAAAGAACTATTCTTCCGACATTTCCTCCGATGCTTCCTCTTATAAAAACGCAGACGTTCTTCAGCTTGCTGCAAACGCAGCCGGGATGGCTCTTTACCAATCCAGAGATGGGGTCATTCACATTGAACGTGTTCCTCTTGTTCCAGTCACGAGGTCTGGTATTGAGGAAATATCGCTCTTGAATAGCTTTAAATACCCAGAAATAACGTTTTCGACAAAAATAAAAAACGTATCGTGTAAGGTTGGCGGCGAATCCGTTTTTTATCCAGCCGGAGCTAGTGGGAACGGAGCGACCCAAAGCATCAATAATCCGCTTGTATCGAAATCTGTATCTTCTAGCGCAAAAAATGCGTTGACCGAAACATACGCACTTCTTTCTAACAGAAGAAAGGTAAACCTGGAATTTCGTGCAAGCCCTCATATTGATGCGTTGTCTTTTGTTAGAGCAAACCATCAGTTTGGATATGCATCGAACGTTCTCGTTACGGATGCCAAGTATACCTTTAACGGATGTTTTAAAGGTACGATGGAAGGATATATGGTGGAAAGTGCGAGTGCCCTTAGACTTGATAAGGACTCCGTTTTTGTGGCTCCTGGAGAGACCGTTCGTTTAACCGCAACGCTTGTCCCTTCCTCAGAGGATTCCCCAGCAATCGGATGGGAAGCATCTCCTCCCGACGTTGTTTCCATCTCCGTCGTTTCCAACAAAGGCGGCGTTTCTGTTTGCGACATTTCTTTTGTTTCCAGTGGAGATGCCGTAGTCACAGCCTTCGTGTCTTCCGTATCTGCAAAGTGTACCGTTATCAGTCAGGCTCCGTCTTTGTCGGATATGCCGGAAGGATCGTCTGTTTACATTCAAGAAAGTGGTGCGGATGTAGAGTTTGTTGTCGCAAAACATGGGTATGAGCCTGGCTTAAATGGTCCGGGGAGAACACTTCTTATCAGGAAAGAACCTCTTGCTGAAACAGTGTGGAACCAGACGCACGTCAATACATACGACGGAAGCTCCATCGACAGGCTGTTGAAGGGAGATTACGCAAACAGATTTAGCGACACCGTCAAGTCCGCAATGGGGCTTACCTCTTTCTATTACACGGTAGGCGGTAGCACTACGGAAATCAGAACGCTTTCTCGCAGTGTTTTTCTCCCGTCTATTTATGAGATGTTTGACCCGGAAGACAAAAACGCAGATGTTTATGTAAATGGCAGTAACCCGTTTTTCAAAAAAGAAGGTTCTGTACTACCAAAGCAAACCCGAAATGCTTTTGTTCAGTCTTATGATGATTCCGTCAATCGTCTTATCTGCAGATGGTCACGCTCCCCTGCATGGCGAGATTATTCCGGGAATCCCATTCAAGGCCAGCTTGTTGGAACATACAGTCTCGGAACAAATAATGGAGGCAAGACGTTTTTCTATTCAGAATCGTATAACGCGTGGAGTTCCAATAAATTCAGCCCTGTTTTTACGCTTCCGTCTACGACTAAAGTCGGTAACGATAAAAAGATTTTGCTTTAAGGAGGGACTATGGCGATTTGGATTACAGACAGAACCCAAGACGATGTTGACCGCCTAAAGTTCATTTATGGTAAAGCCGTGAACGGGACCTGGACGGATGAGGAAAAAGCGGAGTGGCTTTCCGGTATGAAAGGGGCTCTTGACTACAGAGATTTTTCGAGAATAGAAACCGGCATATCCGAGCTTGCTTCACTTCTCGGTGCGGACGTAGATGTCAAGACGGACTGGGACATAAACGGGTATCTTACCACGTCAGATGCCACTAGGTGGCTGTCGAATATCGAATCTATTCGTTCTAAAAACTCAGGAGACGCCAAAACTGCGCCGACGCCTACGTCTATGGATAGGCTCGGATTCGAGACAATGAACCAGCTTGAAAGCATTTTGTCAGACATAGAATCAATCGCCAAAACTTACGTTACTTTTTCTGGCGAATACATGGCTGGGGAGGACCAATATGGTTTTTGAAAACCGCATATCAAAATATCCTGGCAGGTGGACGTTAGTCCGTGAGGATGGGTCGTCTGAAATTGTAACGCTCGTCCGAAACGACGAACCCATAAAGGACGGCACACCAATCAACGCATCCACTTTAAATGAGCTGAGTACAGTTGCAGGTGCCATCAACGCAAAAGAGGAAGCCGTTTCGGCGGCAAATTCCGCTGCGGAAGAACGTGCAAAAGCAGAACAGGCTGCAAAAAATGCCGCAAAAGACGTTTCTGCAATTGTAAAAGCAGACTCCGAAAATGCAGCTTTGTCTGCTGCTGCTGCCAAGACAAGCGAAATCAATTCAAAGCGTTCGGAATCTCAGTCTGCTATTTATTTGCAGGGCACAAAAGAATACTTTGAGCAGGTCCGCACCATCACCATCGGTGCACAGGGGTGGTACGCCACGCCGGAAGCTCTGAAAGCCGCTGTTCCTATAGGCGAAAATGGCTGGTGGGCAGTCGTTGGTACTACGGACACCATTTGGACGTGGGACGGTGACACCGGCGCGTGGGTCGATACCCGCAAAGAGGTGGATCTGTCAGACTACCTGACGCAAAACCAGATCAGGCAGCTGCTTGAGCAGTACATGCCCCTTCGCCCCGCCACAGCAGACCAGCTGGGCGGCGTGAAGGTGGGCGACTATCTGGACATCGCTGCGGACGGCACCCTGAGCGGCAAGACGCTGTATGACATCATCGCGGCCAGTGTGGCGGTCAAGTCGGAGGCGCGGCTGGTGTGGAGCGGAAAAACAACGATTGGGAGGAGAAAAACTGAGACAATTAACGTTCAGGACGGTGTAGATTACGTTAACCTCCGCGTAAACGAAGCTGATTTTAATCTTACCCCTGGTATGACATATGAAGCTCACATTTCTAGCGCGGGAAGTCTCACGGTCACAGTATTATTTTCGGCCGACAAAAAAAGGCTTGAATGTACCCTTACCAATACGCTGAATACTGTATCGGTTGTATTCACCGGCTACCACTACCCTACGCTGGCCGAGCTGCTGACCGAGACGCAGGCCGCGCAGGCGGACACGGACGCCCTGGCGGTAGATCAGGAGTACCGCGTCGCCCTGCTGGAGCTGGGACTGACCGATGACACCACCACTGACACCACCACATAATGAGGTAAAAACTATGTTGTATCGTATCTGTAAACGCCTGATCGAGCGCGGACAGACCGCTGGTCTTGCGGACAAGCTGGACGTGTTCTACGCCATTGGACGCATCACCGAGGCCGAGTACAAGGAGCTGACCCAGCTGCTGGCCCAGCAGGAGGCCGTCCATGGCGCTTAATGCCTACTCTTGGACATTGGGGGGTGATCGCAATAAACAACACATTTTTGACCGCACTTTTTAACTTTTTGAGCCGTTTCTTTGCCGCTTTGGCGGAAGAACAGGTAGAACAGGAGGACACAATGGCATCTGTGACTGAGGTGACCGAGTGGACGGGAGCACCGCCCTACCGCTACATCGACGTAAGCCGGTATCAGGGCAGCATTACACTGGAGGGCTGGAAGAAGGTCAAGGCCGCTGGCTATCAGGGCGTCATGCTCAAGACCGTCAGCACAAACCGCAGGCTCTCCAAGCGAGCAGACGGCCTGTACATCGACCCGACCTTTGAAGCAAACTACCGCAACGCAAAGGCGGCAGGTCTGGCGGTGGGCGTGTATTACTACACCTACGCCACCAGCAAGGCAATGGCCGATGCAGAGCTTTCCCTGCTGGCTGACGCTCTGCGTGGCAAGACGCTGGAAATGCCTGTGGCAGTGGACGTGGAGGACAACAAATTCAGAGCTCTTGGCAAGCAGACGTTGACCGACCTGACAGCCTACGCCCTGAAAAAGGTGGAAGACATGGGCTTTTATGCCCAGCTCTATACCTACACCAGCTTTGCTAAGACACGCCTGTATATGGGCGGTGCTGCCCTCAGCCCCTACGACGTGTGGCTGGCCGACTACACAGGAAAGACACCTGCCGTGACCTTTGCCTACAACACTCACCAGCACACCAGCAAGGGCAGCGTGCCTGGTATTTCCGGTCACGTTGACCTTAATGTGACCACACGCAACTACCCGAAGATCATTTGCAAGAAGGGCCTGACCCGTCTCCGGGAGGGCAAATGACCGAAAAAGAAGCTCTACTGTGGGTGCTGGGCATCCTGGGCAGTCTGTGCGCTGCGGTCATCACCATCGACAAGGTGCTGGACATCATCCACAAGTACGTCAAAAATGCACAGGCCCCCGACGATGCGCAGAACAAGCGCATTGACACCATTGAAAAGCGACTGGCTGCGGTAGAAACTGTTTCCACGCAGCACGCCGCGGCCCTTAGACGCGATTTGACGCGCTTTGACGGCATCGATGAAGAAATGCGTCTTGTCCTTGTTGGCGTGCAGAATCTTCTGGATTCGCAACTATCCGGCAATAACCGCGAAGGTATGCAAAAAAGCAAATCCGATATCAACAACTACCTACTGAAAGGAGTAACAAATCATGGAAGCAATGCTTAACTTTATCCCCGCCCCCGTCGCAATCGTTCTTATTATCGTCGGCTTTGTGGCTTTGGCTGTCGGCGCTATCCGCATGGGCTATAAGCAGCTGGTCAAAGATCTGGCCTATGACCTCGTGTGCAAGGCCGAGGACAGCATCATGGGCAGCGGTCAGGGAGCAAAGAAAAAGAAGCAGGTCTTTGACGCGCTGCGTGCGGCCTGCCCTGCATGGCTGAAGCCTATCATCACGGATGAAGTGCTTGACGCGGTGATTGAAAAGGCCGTAAGCCTGATGAAGAAGGCACTGGCAGATAATCATCCTGCTATCAACAAGGAGTAACCCATGATCGAGTTAAGCGTATCTCTTGCATCTTCCGGCGTGGTCAAAGTGCCCGGCTATGAGCAGCTGCTGCGCTTTGGTTACACCAAAAACAAGGGCGTGTACCGGCTCAACGTCACCGCCACCGGCGAGTGGGAAGGGCTGGCTATCCGCTGCTTCTGGCACGTCCCGGACGGCAAAGATCCGGCATCCTCGCTGGTGGTGCACGGCTATGTGGCCGTGCCTGCCAGCGTGACCGCACAGCCCGGCAATGGGTGCGTGACCTTCGAGGGAAGCGATGGCACCCGCACCGTGACAAGTGCAGATCTGCGCTACCGTGTGGCTGCCAACTCCGGCACGGATGACGGCAGCATGCCGGAGCCTGGCACACCTGCCTGGCAGGAGCTGGTGGGGGCCGTGCACACCGATGCCACCGCCGCAGAGCAGGCTAAGACCGACGCGCAGACTGCAGCGCAGCAGGCAGGAGCAGCCGCACAAAAGGCCGCTGTCAGCGAGAAAGCTGCCGGTGACGCACAGAAAAAGGCCGCCGAGAGCTTGCAGGAGCTCAAGAACGGCATTGCATCCGGAAACTTTAAGGGCGAGCCGGGCACGTCGCCGACAGTCACCGTGCAGGATATCACTGGCGGCCATCGTATCGTCATCACCGACGCGACCGGTACCAGCTCTGTCGATGTGCTGAATGGCAAGCAAGGCGACCCCGGTAGACCGGGTGATACAGGCGCAACACCTGAGCTCACAATCGGTACGGTGGAAGAGGGTGACGCGCCATCTGCGACAATTACTGGCACGGCTAAAAATCCCGTGCTAAACTTTACACTTAAAAGCGGCGCACCCGGCAAGGATGCCACCGTGGACGCCACCCTGACCCAGAGCGGGCAGGCCGCTGACGCAAAAGCTACAGGCGACGCGCTGGCGACCAAAGCAGTCATCGACGACACCGCTGTAGGCACCGACGCATGGAGCAGCAAGCACATCGTGGATGTGCTTTGCCCGCCGCTAGACGAGACCGGCAACCCGGTGCAGTGCTACCCAGTGGAAAATCATCCGCTGGGGGTGACTGCCAGCTGGGAGCCGACGCAGGAAGGGAGCGGAACACCGTCACCCGAGAACATCCGGCCTATCCACGGCAGAGATAGTGTGCAAGTAGAGCGGTGCGGGGAGAATCTGCTGAATATCGCTCCGTTTACCAAGCTGACAAATAAAGGCATCACCTATGAGTATGTAACCAACGGCGGCATACATATTTCCGGTACCGCAACGGCGACTGTAGACAGCCCCACATTTGCTGTTGGGCACCTACCGCCCGGCAAATATTACGGCATTGATATTGGCACAAGCATTGCCGCTTCTATTGTAGTACGGCGCAACGGTGCTAATCTGTGGCTTAACGCCAAAGGTGCTTTTGAAATCCTTGCCGGGGATGTAATTAAATACTGGTACATGATTGCGACTAACGGCGCAACGCTTGATACGACCGTATATCCATATATTGTCCCCGGAACCACCGCCCCCACTACCTACGCCCCATACATCGGGCAGGCAAACACCCTGGCGCTGCCATCCACCATCTACGGCGGCACGGTGGATGCAGTGACGGGAGAGGGGCAGGAGACGTGGCAAGCCAAGTCCTTTAACGGTACAGAAAATTGGGCACTATATGACGATGGTAGTAGCGCCAAATTTTTTTACACGGCTGACTATACCGTAGATAGCGAACCGCTTGATACTATATGTTCACATTTTAGCAAAGCTGCGTTTACTCGGGGGACAATTATCCGCGTTTATACGAGTGTATTTACCGACTTAGATGCGTATAAAGACTACCTCACCGCCCAGTACGCGGCAGGAACACCTGTCCAAATCGCCTACAAGCTGGCAACTCCAACGCCTTTCACTGCCACCGGCGCACAGCCTATCCCCGCCCTCCCCGGAGTGAACACAGTCTTGACCGACGCAGACAGTGCAACCGTCACCGGCAGAGCAGACCCCATCAAGCGCATCACTGACCTTGAGGACGCAGTAGCGTCCATGACCTAAAGGAGGACTGACTATGGCAATCAAAAGCAAAGCCCGCCATGACCTGACCCTGCGCTCCATCAAGCGGGAAATCGCCGCTGGCCGCGATGTGGCATACTGGCTGGACAGGGCGTACACCCATCTGGACAGCGGCCTGCTGACGGAGGATGACATCGCAGAGGTGGAAACTCTGGCAAGGGCGTACTATGACGCACTGGACGCGGAAGACAAGGCGGACGCTGAGGAAATCACACAGTAAGGAGGATATCATGGCAAGCACTACATACCGCCATCTCGGTGACGTCACCGGGATGTTCGCCGCACAAGAACAATTTCGTGACATCACGAAAATGGTGACAAAACGTCACCAGTTTGCCGTGCTTGGCAATATGGTGCGCAACGCGGGACAGCTGCCGCAGCCTTTCTGGCTCGGTGCTGCCCGTGGCGGCGGCTCGTGTAGTGCTGCCCGCTGCGCTGCAAGGACTTGACCGACAGCAGATGACCGCCGCCATCAAAAGCGCACCGCTTGGGAGGGTAGACCGTAAGATAGCCTTACTGCGGTACGTTGAGCGGCTCCCGCTGCCGGATATTGCAGCACAGACCAATTACAGCCGGACGGCGATAGGCTACCGGCTGAAAGGTATTTACAAAATGCTGAATATGTGATATACTAATTATACGAGATGGTGGATAGCGCATACACATCCATCATGAATGTATGCAAGAGACCAGCGGAAGAACGTTTACCCGCTGGTCTCTTTTTTCAACCCCCGGTGTTCCGTTTGGAGCATCGGGGGATTTTTTTACTTTTTCTTCAATTCCTCAAGCCTGCTGGAAAGTTCTTCTTCCCATCCTTCATGTTCTTTAAGGTACGGGGCGTAGATCAGTTCTTCGGCCTCTTTGCGGGCCGCAACGGCTTCTTCGATTGTGTCATAGCTGCCGAGATGATATTGCTTGCGTTGGAAATTGATATATGCACGCCATCGACCGTGGCAGTCTTTGCACACACCATTCGCGCCAGAAGTGGAATTTTTATTGATATGGCCTCCGACCGCCCTTGTGCGAATCGACATAAGGGAAGAGCCACCCGCGTAAGCTGTGCTGTGAATTGCCCCGGTTTTCTCTCCAATGTCCCTGTTGCAATCTGCGCAATGCTGGATTCGAGAAAGCCTTGTGATCTTTACGGCGGTTTCCTTCCCACATTTCGGGCAAATAGCACGGCACAGAAAGCAGCCTGACCTCTTTTCGGGCAAAACTTCCAATACTTTCCATCCGTTAATAATCTGTCCTTCTTTTTTCTTCGCCTTTCGTAAAGCCGTCTCCGTCATGGCTGGCTTTTGCCCTCGATTCGCGCAAGACAGACAGCTTCGGCTTTTGCCAAGACGCAGGGAGCTGTCATACACGTCTTTTACCACTCCGCACTCACACTGGCATGTGTAGTAGTGCGGCTTTTCAGACGGCGCAAGCACCGTCCACTTTCCAAAATGCTTTCCAGTCAAATCTTCTGCCATAACATTCTCCTCAGATCAGCCCATAGTGCTCGGCCAGCAGGAAGCGGACGTATTCCGGGCAGTCGCGCTCGCCCAAACACCACCCCTGCACCGTGCGGCGCGGGATGCCCGCACCCTTTGCAAAGGCGGTCTGGCTGATGCCGGATGCCACCACCATCTCCCGCACGCTCATGCGGGAGACGTCCCAGAGATGGGACAGGCGGGCGGTCTCGTCGTCCAGATCGGCGCAGCCATCGGAATCGTCCGGGATGCTGAGGGTGACGTTACCGAGAAAAACTTCTTTCGGCTGCTTGGCAGCCATGCCAAAAAGTTCTGCTTTGCTGTACATGGTTGACTTCCTTTCTTTCGGGTGATAATATGTTCGTGTACCTCCATGGTACGTCTTTCACAAAAGCCCCGTCAAGTGTTCGCTGCACTTGACGGGGCTTTTTTATTTAGCACATTTGACCGAGGAGCTTAATTTCAAAGTCATCCGGGGCCATGCTGTTGCAGTATTCAAGCGCAAGATGGTTGCGTAGGAACTGCTCTGCCTGCTCGGCATTTGCGCCTACCTGACGGCGCTCCTCGCTTGCAAACTTTTTGCAGGACACGCTGAAAGCAAAAACGTGGTCATTGTTTTTAGGATCCTTGAACGCTTTTTCTGCGATTGCAGCATCGCTTTCGTCAAAAAGACTAAACGCGGTAAGCGCGTCCTTCACCTCGTTATACGCGATCATGCGGCGGGCTATCAGGCTCTGCGCTTTCTTGACACGTTCCGGGTCGCCACATCCCAGCAGATAAGAGTAGTGGTCATTCAACTTGTTCTCCAGATACTCAAAAGCAGCCTCCATGCGTTCAACTTCAAAATTCGTCATAATAAAAACCTCCATGTTGTTGTGTGTTGGTGTCTTTCACTGTCTTTATTATACGCTCATTGAGCGCAAAATACAAGCCTATTTGTAAAATTTTGTGCTCAATGAGCACTTTTTTTCTTTTGGCAAAATAGAGCATTTTTGTCCTTCGTTGTACCTTCGTTGTCTCTCGTTTTCTGCCAGTGCGGTACACTGGGCGCAATAGGAGGGATGAACCATGAGCTATTACCAGACACCCGGAGCGCCCTATGTTCCGCAACAGCCTGTCAACCCTTACGGCGGTATGGGCACGGTCGGGCTTGCCACTCCCATGCCAAATGCACAGATGCAGCAGGCACAGCAGCAGCGTCCGCAGCCGATGAATGGGCAACAGCCTGTTCAGCAGTCGGTACAGGACGGCGGTTGGCTGCTGGGTAGACCTGTTTCCAGCAGGGAAGAATTTTTGGCAATACCGTCTGACCTGTACGGCAGACCGACCTATTGCCCAGACCTGCGGAGCGGAGTGATCTACTGCAAGCGGCTGAACCCTGACACCTGCGAATCCTATGTGCAGGAGTTTTACAGCCCGGAAGCGTGGCGGCAGATACAGGCGCAACAGGCACAGCAAACCGCTGCACCGACACAGCAGTATGTGCCTATTGAGCAGTACAACGCCCTTGTACATCGGCTGGATGAACTGGAAAAGTGGCAGAAGAGCTTTTCAAAGCCCGCTGCCGCTGCAAAGAAAGGAGAATAACAATGTCCTCTCCGTTTGATATGATTACGCACAGCCCCATCATGCAGCTTGCAAATTTGGCTCGTGCCGGACAGAACCCAATGGGGCTTATCCAGCAGTTGAGCGGGCAGAATGCTCCTATCATGCAGGGCTTGAACCTGATTCAGGGCAAAAGCGAAGCACAACTCAGGACGATGGCGCAGAACCTTGCCAAAGAGCGCGGCATCGACCTGAACCAGCTGGCAAGCGTCCTGAATTTGACGCTGCCGAAGTGAGGAGACTTTGCAATGGACGATTTTGAAAACAGCCATCCAGAAAAAGATTTTGACTTCAACAATCTGTATGGGAACGACAAAATATGGGTTCCTTTGATGCTTGGCTTGATTTTCGGTGCTGCCAGCAAAAAGTTGGATAACCCAGAAGACGAAAAAAACAATCTTCCAAGCTGATTTGATAACCCCAAAATAAGCATCCCTCTAAGCGAAACGCTTCTCAGTTTTGCGGACTTGATAAAAACCGCTTTTATCTGGCTTCGCCCATCGCACACGGCGGTGGGATAGCATAACGCAAAACTGAAAGGAGTTTTGTTATGGACGATTTTGCAACTGGCTATCTGGCTGGGCAGGACGGCGGTAATAACAACGGCGGATTCTTCGGCAACGAAGGTCTGTGGGCTGTTATTATCCTCGCTATTATCTTCGGCTGGGGTACGAACGGCTATGGCCGGAACGGCGGCGACAACGGAATGAACAGCTACATCCCCTATCTGGTCGGCACTGGCGCAACCGGGCAGGGCGGTAACGACACCCGCGCGGCTCTGTCTGAGGGCTTCTACCAGCAGGATACCTCCCGCTCTCTGGCTGGCATCCAGAGCGGCATTTGCTCTCTGGGCTATGACCAGCTGGCGCAGATCAACGGCATCAACGCCAACATTGCAAACGGCTTTGCGGGCGTGAATAGCGCCATCTGTCAGCTCGGCTACCAGAACGCACAGCTCGTGAACGGTCTGGAACGCAGCGTGTCCAACGGCGACAACGCCATTAGCCTCGCCATCATGCAGGAGGGCAACGCACGGCAGGCGGGTCAGACCGCACTTTCCACGCAGCTTGCATCTTGCTGCTGCGAGAACAAGCAGCTCATCGGCGACCTGAAGTACACCATTGCACAGCAGGACTGCGCTACCCGTCAGGCTATCGCAGACAACGCCCGTGCCATCGTGGACAACTGCAACGCCAACTTCCGCAGCATGATGGACTACTTCACGCAGGATAAGATTGCCACTCTGACCGCTGAGAACCAGAGCCTGAAGTTCGCCGCTTCTCAGGATCGTCAGAATGCACTTCTGACCACCGTGATGTCCCAGCAGACCGATACCATCCTGAACCGGGTCAATCCTCGTCCGATTCCCGCTTATCAGGTGGCAAACCCCAACGTGGGCGTGAACTGCTGCGGCTGCTGCTAACCTACACACTCCCCGATAACACCGGGTGAACCATCGGGGCAGGGGTAAGACACCTCTGCCCCTGATTTTTTAGGAGGAAAACACTATGGCTTGCAAAACAAGCTGTCGGCTGTGCCCGCACCTCGTCATCTCGGATGCGGTGACGTTCGCCAATGACACGCTGACCATCAACATCCCTGCTGGCGCATACCAGAATGGAGAGCGTTATTGCATCGTCGTTGCTCAGAGCTTGCCGGACACGACCACCATCAACGCCCCTGTGGTTATTACCATCGGTGCTGGCACTACCGCATACCCTCTGACCGACTGCAACTGCGCTCAGGCAACCGCCGAGAGCATCCACACCCGCACCCGCTACGCTACCCGTGTGGCAACATCTGCCACCGGCACCGGCACGTTCAAGTATCTTGGCTGCTTCTGCCGTTCCCACGCCGGTGCGCCCGCGTCCATTTCTTGAGGAGGTATAGATTATGGGCAAGACTAATTTTCGCCGCATGATGATGCTCCGTGACCACGACAAAGACCGTGAGCCGGAACGTGACCGCCTTGAGGAAGAGCGTGACCGCAGGGAGCGTGAGCTGGAACGCCGTCTGCGTAAGCTGGAAGACGGCAACGACCGCTATCCTTACTATCCGCAGGAGGAGAACCGCTACATCGACCCCTACCCTATCCCCCGCTACCCTGACGTAGAGTATGGGCGCAAGATGCCGCAGATTGGCTTCTCGCAGAACGGAGACTGGGACAAGCGGTCTGGGCAGTATGAGCATGGCGGTGCGGACAGCCGCTCCATCAAGATGCCACGCAAGCACCTCACTCACGATGAAGCAGAGGAATGGTGCGATAGCATGGTAAACGCTGACGGCACGAAGGGTTGTCACTGGACGCTGGAACAGACGCAGGACGTTGCGAAACAGCGCAATATCACCTGTGACCCGAACGATTTCTGGGCTGTCATGAACATGATGTACTCGGATTATTGTCAGGTCGCAAAACGCCAGTCCGTTGACACTCCGGGCTTCTACGCTGACATGGCAAAAGCGTTCCTTGATGACACGGACGCTGTAGACGGTAAGGCATATCTCTACTGGAATTGCATTGCTGATAAGTAAAACAAAACCCCTGTGTGGCCTTGATTGGTTGCACAGGGGCTGTTTTGTTATTCATCAAAAATATTTTCGACTGGAGCAAAGGCGATGCTTTCCATAAATCATTTGCTCACTCCATTTCGTCCAGTAACTCTTTTGCATGATTAAGCACGTCGTTGGTAACGACCTTGCCGCCACGATTCAGTAACAAGAACACACGCAACGTATCTTTCCTAGAAAGATTCCGCAAATCTGCAATAGCAACAGCGGTCTCATCAAATGTTCTCTTGTCCTTTTTAGAGAGTTCACTATACAGATATCCTTTGTAACGGAAACGATCTTCGTAGAATGCAGTCAGCGTCAGAAGTCTCTGCTTTCCATCAATGATTTCATAAAGGTAATTCTGATTTTCATTCCATTCGTCCATATCAATATTTTTTAAAACGAATCGACCAATTTCACCGCCCATAAAAATTGTTTCAAGAAGCAGTTTACGGTCATCATCCGTCCAAACAGATCCACGTTGATAGTTCGGATTACAATTGATGCCAAAGAAATAGTATCTGTGAAGTAAAGATTCAATAGTCACGTTTGAGTAAGAAATCTTAATATCTTCATTCTTTGTCAGTTGAGATTTCTTCTCAACGCCTGCTTTACGAATGTTAAACCACGTTTCGTACCTATATCCATCATCATAAGAAACACCGTAATATAAACCACTGTCGCAGACTTCATCAATCTTGCATCCGCTAAGATTACCAATCTCTACGGCATCTCCCACATCATAATAGTATGTAGGCTCACCAGCACGGCTTGCCATCTCAGGAAGCTCCGTAAAAGCAGGCGACTTACGAGCTACTTCTTTCGGCGTTAATTGCATTGCTTCTACCGTTTTCCTTCTCGGCATAACTATTTCCTCCTAAATCCTAGTTTTATCTGTTAAGCAGTTCTTTGATGTAAAGCGTCTCAAAATTTTTCAGATGAGGATATTCATTTCGAGCCATCCTCTCTGTTTGTTCTTCAACACTCAAAATGCTTTCAAAGTCATCATCCACATCAACAACATAACACATACATTCGTGGTCGTGCTTATCATTCCAACCTTCAAAAAGAACAACGAACTTTTTCATATTGTCAATCCTCCAAAAAATCTTCCAGTTCAATCTTTCCATCTGCTGCCGCAACAGCCAGAGCGTACACGAACTGCCCTATCGTCATTCCGTGCCGTCTGGCTTCACGGTTGATATACTTGCGCTCTTCCTCGCTCATAAGGATGGTAATACGCTTAGAACGCTTGCCGTCACCGCTTGCAACGCCTTGATGCGATTCCGGCATCGGGATTTTTTTCTTTGTCAAGCCAGATTCGGCTAACGCACCGGGAACATTGCCTTGTTCGATAAGACGTTGAACCTCCTTCGCCTGTTTCAGCTTCTTTGGCTTACTTTCGCTTACCACGGCATTGTTTGGCTGTGTTTTGCTGTCTTTGGCTTGCTTCGGCTTAATACTGCTTAATTCTGCTTCACTTGGCTGTTCATGGCTGTCTGCGGCTTCACTAGGCTTAATCGGTGCTTGTTCGGCATTATTCGGCTTCGCTTGGCTTACTTCTTCTTCCTTTGGCTCACTTCGGCTTAATGTCTGTTCCGAAAAAATAGGCTGAAAATCAAACCCGCCAAGCAAGCCAGAGGATTTTTTGCTGGTTGATTTCATTCTGCTTCCTCCATCCGTGCTCCGCAGTTTGGACAAAATTTGAATGGGACTTCTTCTAAATCTTCAATTTTGGCGAGTTTCGTTTTATGGGGATAAAACCATTCCTCGTCATAGCAAGCATGACATTTTGAGCAAAAGTACGAGCATCCTAAATCATCGTCGTTTCCTAAAAGTTCCCAATGCCCAACTGCTCTTTTGGCAACTTCTATATTAGCCATTGTTATCTCCCTCCACAATCATCTGCGCCAAAGCCTTGAAATCCTCTGCACTGTTACTCTTTGCTGTGTCACCGCTAAAGAGGCTGTGCCGCTCTGCCTGTGCCTTACGAACGCCCATAGACGGTCTAATCTTCACGTCAAGCAGCTTTGTTCCCATGCTTTGTGCAATCACAGGAAGCTGCTCTACAACCTCTTTGGACAGGTTCTCACGGCTCTTGTACTGGTTCAGAAGCAGACCTTCAATTTTCAAAGTCGGGTTGAAGTATCTGCGAACGTCACCGATGGTCTGCGAAAGCTGGCTCAGTCCGGCAAGCGCATAGCGGTCTGCTGTAATGGGAACGATAATGCTGTTAGCGGCAATCAGAGCGTTTACAAGTGCAAGACCGAGTTGCGGGGGAGTGTCCAAAACAATGTAATCGTACTGTGCGGACACGGATTCCAGCGCTTCTCGCAGCCGGAAGTTTTTGCCCATGTCCCGGACAAGCTGCTCGTCAATGTCCTTCAATGCGTTGTCTGACGGCAGAATGTCACCGGCTTCGCAGTGCTGGATTCCTTCTTCTACCGTACCCTGCCGAGTCATTACATCGAACAGGGTACACACGTCCTCTGTCTGTGCGCCGTAGGTATCCGTTGCATTGCACTGGGCATCGCAGTCGACCAGCAGAACTTTCTTGCCAAGCAACTGCAACGCACCAGCCAAACAGGTGCTTGTGGTGGTCTTGCCTGTGCCGCCCTTCTGGTTGGCTATAGCTATGATTTTTGCCATTTTATCACTCTTTCTTTATTTCATTTTTGCGCCGCAATTTGGACAGTAGTGGTAAAGTTCTGGTGCAGCAGATGCTTGACTAGGGAACTTGCAGTTAGAGCATACCCAAAAAGCATCATCTAAGCAAATACTTTCTATCCAATGACCGGCGGGTCGCAAAGAATCTGTATCGTCTTTCAATTCTCTTAATCTTTCAAGTGCATCTTCTAAAGCAATATTATCGCCTTCTTCAAGAAGTCTGTTTCGGTAATATTCCATCAACGGCGCAACGTCTACGATTTTTTTACTCATGCTTTCTCCTTTCTGCATCATCTGCTCACTCTGACTACTCTTGCAACGCTTCAATGGAATAAAACGCTGGCATATACTTGTCTACGATACCCGCTTTATCTACGCTTCTAATCAGATAGCCAACAGGTCTGTCGGGGAACGGCGTTCTGTTCAAAGATAGGATGTCCTTATACGCTGCCTTCACCGTATCGTAAACCGCTTCTCTGCGTCTCGGCAGTTTGATTTCAGGATGCTCTTTCTTCATCCACTTCTCAACTACCTTCGCCACGTCAATGCAGTCCTGCTTTTCCAGCTCGTCACACACAGACCAGTCAAAGTCCTCGTATCCGCTTCTGCGGGGATTTCTGACGGCTTTTTGAGGTTCAGTTGATACTTCGCTTGCCTGAGCTTCAATCAGCGTCTCAGACGCTTTAATTTTGGGCTTAAACTTGACCGCCACAGCCTTTCGTGCCACAAGAACCGGTTCATAGGTCACTACGATGTCAGACACGGCATTGATTTCATCCACTGCAACATCAAGCACTCGTTTGCGAAGGTTCTTGTAAACATCGTAGCTTGCTTCCATTGCACCGAGCTGTTCTCTCAGCTTTTTCAGACTGATTTCGTGAGGTTTGTTGTCCATATTCAACCAGTCCCGAAGAATCGAATAAAGCAGAATACTATACTGTGATTTCATCCGTGACGTATAACGCAACCGATACCGGACATAGCCGCTTTCAGCAATATCAAAAAAAATAGGGCGAAGGTCAGGGTTGCAAGTGATTGCCACAACATAAGACCTTGTTTCTGGCACATAGTCCAGTTTTGCCCTTGTGAAAAGGACAAAGCTCTCAAACGTGCCCTTCTCTTTGTCAATGGGAATCGACACTGTATTACCTAGAAAGTGCTTGATCTGCGGCTCAATCCTTCGTGCATCAAGGCTTTTTAACCCCAGCAGGTCTCTGTACTCTGCCAAAGTAAACTCTACACGGCTGCTGTTTGGGTCTCTCGGATTTATTCTTGACAAGTAAACCTCTAGCAACCGAAGCTCACCTGCCGTGTAGTCCCTGAACTTTGCCCACACAAGAGATTTGCTTTTTTCGACAAGGTTGTTGTCGGATATTTTTGGCATCTGTTCGCCTCCTTTTCTAGCCTAAAAGCAGTATATCACAGGTCAGGGGGACAAGTCAATACATTCTGTCCCCCGTTGCTTGTCTTTTTGTCCCCCATAGGGCCGTCAAAACGTCCCCCATGACTTGTCAAAACGTCCCCCATGCTTTGTCATTTCGTCCCCCATCTACATATTTTATATTAAACAAGAAATAAACAAGAGGTTAAATATCATCGTTAAATAGGCGATGACGATAATTTTCAACAATTCCTTTGTTTTTCCATTCTAGCTTGTGGATAACTCAACCTTCCATTTGCTGAATAAAGTCTTTTCTGCAATGATTAGGCTTATCTAACGTGTACAAAAAGCGTATGAAAAACTTTTGAACCGGTGTTACGGGGGACGGATTGACGAGCTACTCAATTGTAAACAATAAATTAGCGTTAATTCGTTGTTCATTTCGCACAAATGTTGTCGGTTCATAGCCCATGGGGGACGGATTGACAAGGTAAAGGTATACCTAATCTGCATGAAACGTGTACAAAAAGTGGATGAACGTGGACAAAATGTTCTTCAAAAACTGCGATAATTCGACAATCAGCCGCTTATATTATTCGGATTCACGGTATAAGAATCGTTGGACTTCATAGCTGCTTCCGTTCCGGCATCCTGCGCCTGATAGAGAATCTCCATCTTTGGAGCAGTTCCGTTCGGGTCTGGGTCTGTCCCGGTAGCCTGTGCTATCTCATAGTTGCCCGATACCATCCGGCAAACAGAGACCCTGTCCTTCAATGGCGTATGGAGGTTTGCCAGAACCTCCGTCAGCACGCCCATGTGGTCTGAACCGTGATCTCCGTACCGGATGTACAACAAAGCATCTATCTCGTAGGAAGAACATTCAATCATGGCATCTATGAGAATCTGACGCTTTTCCATGTTGGGAAGGTCGTCTTCCAGATGCTCCAGCAGTCCAGGATAAATGCAAGCGTCCATGTATCGAGCCGCCGATACGCCGCAACAGGTGAACCAGCGCATAGCCATTGGTAGGGAAATAGCCGCCAGACCTTGCTCCCAGTTGGCAATCGTGCCACGATTCACGCCCATTCGTGCTGCTAATTTCTGCTGGCTCAGACCGGAACGCATCCGTGCCATCTCTAATGCTTTGGCCGTTCTTACCAAATATTCATCCATAAATTCACGCCCTTTCAACAAAATTCTGCAAAACTGCCGGATTCGACAAGCCAAAAAATGGAAAAAGCTGCTATGGAGAACCAACAGCAGCCTGTGTTATAACTGTAACATCGAAAAAATAATCAAACAGGAGGTAACAATATGATTATCATTGACGGGATGCCCGCATCTGAACCGACCGAAAGCAGAACGCCAAAACCGTGGGAGGGCTAGTATATGAACCAAATCGACACCATGCTTATACCCTATGCCCGCCAGACCGCCTTAAAGCTGGTCTACAACCTTGCAAACAACGATGCTGATAAGTTTGCTTACGAAGAAGCAAAAGCCGTCCTAGAGCGTGCCGTAGCCGCCTTAGACGATGGGCGCGACCCGGCAGATAGCATCGAACGCATTAACGGACAGCTCGTAGAGCTGTGATTGGAGGAAAGATGGATAGGCGTTGTCCCTTTTGACTTGAACGCTCGTGGCTTCCCCGATAAAAAGTAACGGATGTGAAGAAAACATTCGATTTTTGCGAAGTTGTTCAAATTGTATTGACTATACAACTGAAAGATGTATAATCGTATCAAATGACATTCGTATTTACTGATCGGGAGGATATGCCACAATGAGCGAACAAGAAAGAGCTAAGATTGACAGGTTTATCGCATGGCTGTTGGAACACCCTGATAAGATTCCGGCAGCGGAGCAAGCCTTAGGCCTAGAATAAGAGAAAACCCCTTGCACAGAGCTATACCAGCCCGGCACAAGGGGTTTTTATTTTACCGGGTCAGAACCAGTCCCTCACATCTTCTCGATCAGGTTCATCAGCGCTTCCCGTTGCGCTGTCGGCATAGACTCAAGTTTTTTTCTAATCCGCTCCACTGCTGCATCGACTTCACTTTGCGGCTGCTGGGGCGGGTTTTCTTTTTGTTCGCCATTGAGAAGGTAGTCTACCGATACGTTGAAGTAAGATGCAATTTTAGAAAGAACCTCTGCGGACAGGCTCTTGGTTCTCCCGGCTTTCAGCTCGGAAAGAAAACTACGGCGAATCCCGATGCTGGCACAAAGGGTTCCGTCTTTGATGCCCTCTTTTTCGCAGAGTGCATGGATGTTGCTGTACAAGTCCGACATAAGAACACTCCCATATTTGTGCAAGTATACAAATGCACAGAATTTTGTACAAAAGAGTTGACTTGTACAGATGTCTGTACTATAATACAGACATGGGCAGTACAGAACACTGTACAATATAAACTCTCTACGCCATTATATTAGTACAGTTTTCCGTACATGTCAATAGATTTTAGCAAATGGAGGTGGAATTTTGAAAGAAAACTTTCGTTCTGGCTTTGAGCTGGAAGTGAAGATGAAGCTGTTACAGCGAGGTATGAAGCAAACGGAGCTGATTCAGGCGGTTCAAAGCGATACTGGATTGTTCCTTGATGATTCGTACCTCTACAAGATTCTTCGTGGTGAGCGAAAGCCGGAGAAGATTATCCAGAGCATCTGCAAGATTCTGGAGATTGAGCAGAAGGAGGGCTGGTGAGTGCTGGTGACGAATTTTCGCAGGGCGCAAAGCCGCAAGCGTAGACTGAAGCTGTCAATGGCTGCTGGCGTGTCCCGAAACGATGCCAACAAGGTACTTTGGATGGAGAAGTCCATCAACCAATGCTTTGAGCGCCACAATCGGGAAGCCAGAATGAAAGAGGAGATGCAGCGTGAAGATTAAATATTGCGAGCGTTGTGGTCTATTTCTTGGCTTAGTAAACCCTACAAAGAGATATTGCTCGGAGTGCAAGCACAAAATGGACAAGGAACGTGACAAAAAGCGTAAAAAACGCCTACAGAACGAAAACGCAAGAGCTAGAGAAACAAAAGCGTTTCCGTCTATCGGAGAAGTTCAAGTGCTTGCTGATAAGCTCGGCAAACACTACGGCGACGTATCACGGATGCTTGCGTCAGGAGAGTTGACCTATGAACGGTAAGTACTACGGCAAGCGAGAAATCAGATGGCACAGCCGGGAAAAAGAACGGCTGGAACGCATCCAACGTAATCGAAGGATGGCAAACGATGAAGAAAGCAATAAGCAACTTCAACAAAAGCAGTCCGTGGCAGAATCGCTGGCAAGAGGGTGAACCTTTAAGACTGGAACATATTGAGAAAGAAAGAGTGAGCAAAAATGAAAAAAAATCAAAGTAAGAATCACATTCATCGAAGCAGTTCTCGGCACATGGCCTAGCAACCAGAACATTGCACGCGAGTTCATTGCCAGCAAGTCCCCGAATGCAAACACCATCGAGGACGAAGTTGCTGCTCTGGGCGCTGATGCTGTGGCAGATAAGGGCATGACCATGTTCCCTCGCAACGAAAACGGCGAACCCATCTTGTATGACTACCAGATCAAGGGCTTCTTCAAGGATTCCTGTGGTATGCTGGGTCGTATCGGCGGCAAGACCGAAACCGGAAAGAAGAAAGCCGTCAACGAATCCGGCAAGCTCACCGCATACAAGAAGGTCATTGATGGTCTGATTTTTGTTCAGCCACGCATGATTCCCATTTATGTGAACGGCGAGATTACCGAGTGCCAGCGCCCTCTCCGCGCCCAGACGGCGCAGGGCGAACGTGTAAGCCTTGCCAACAGCGAGCAGATTCCAGCTGGTTCGACCTGCGAGTTTGAAATCGTTCTTCTGGACGATTCTCATGAGAAGGCCGTGCGTGAGTGGCTGGACTACGGTGCTCTGCGTGGTATCGGCCAGTGGCGCAACAGTGGCAAGGGGCGATATACCTACGAAATCCTCAATTAACCGCTATGGCAGGGTGGGGCTGTGCTGCACTCGGCGTGGAACGGCAACGGCATAGTGACGATTGGCTCAGAAATGCTAAGGCAATGCTTGGAGACGAAGCGACTTGATCGGCAACGGCGATGCGCTGATTTGACAGGATCTGCAAAGGCATGGAGAAGCAAGGCTCAGACGAGCAATGGAATTGCATGGAACCGATATGAGCGGCACAGCAAAGGCTATGGATGCAAGGCGTAGCTTTGATAAGCAAAGGCATCGAACGGCGGCGACGTGCGACGCAATGGCAAAGAATAGAACCAATAAGCTAAGGCATTGAGTAGCTAGGAGCAGAACAGCAACGGCAAAGCAATTCATCGAAAAGCAACGGCAAAAGCGAAAGGAGAAAAATGAAAGCACTTGTGGAAATCGCCCTAATCTGGGGCATCATTCTGGCGTTGATTCTTGCAGCGTTCCTTTTGAACCTGTGGCTGGTACATCTCATTGAACTACTGGTAGGCGCAAAAGGCACATGGGGGATCATCGTGGCAGCCGCTGTAATGGCAACCGGATGGATTTTTAATTTTGGCAGCAAAAAGGAGAACCAATGAAAACTTTGAAAGGAACAGCATTGTCCATGATCGGTCTGGTCGTGGCAATTGCAGCAGTCGGGTGCGGGGACACGATTCAGGGCTGTCAGACCACAGCGCAGATGTTTGGCTGGGTAATGGTATCATGCGGGCTTCTTGCAACGGCTATCGTCTTGTGTGCGCTGGCTGTTAGCGCCGAAGAGGAAGAACGCAGTGAACGCGAGCGCAGGAAAATCAAGCGCATTGCTCACCACACCAACGAGTGGAGGGATGCTTGATGAAGTGCCCAATGTGCGGTAGTGACAACATTACAACGGTTGATAGCCGGTCTGACCACGACAGCATCGTTCGCAGAAAAAAGTGTCTTGTCTGTAACCATCGGTGGTCTACCATCGAGATTGACAAAGACCAGTGGTACAGCGCACTGCAAATCAAAGAGGAACGCAAGAGAGGGAGACCAAAAGATGATTAACCTTGACAGATTCGGTGGCGTGACAGAGCCGGAGGACGGCGTGTACTTTATGACCAACGAGCAGATGACAGAAGCCAAAAAAGCTGACCGGCTGGCAGCGATTGAGGACTTGCAGTCTGAGATTGAGGACAGAGAAGCGGAGCTGAAAGACCTCCGTGCACAGTTGGCAGAACTGATGGCTGGTTGATTTTGTACAGCCGTATTAAGCCAAAGTAAGAACAATGAAGCCTAATAAAGCCGAAGAAAGGAAAGAAAAATGGCAGTATTAGTAATGGTCTATGGTCATTCCGGCAGCGGAAAATCCGCTTCGCTTCGGAACTTTGACCCGGAACAGGTAGCGGTTATCAACGTGCTTGGCAAGCCGCTGCCGTTCCGAAGCAGCATGAAAACGTACATTACCAATGATTACGGCAAGATTGATGTCGCAATCCACAGCACCAAGCGTAAGTCCATCGTCATTGATGATGCCACCTACCTTATGACCGGCGAGTTCATGCGGAACGCAAAGGTCGCCGGATACCAGAAGTTCACCGACATGGCAGCCAACTTCAACGCCCTGCTGATGCGGGCGAAGGAGCTGCCGGACGATGTGGTGGTCTACTTTTTCGGGCACAGCGAATGCGGAGAAAATGGTGGAGACAAATTCAAAACTGTCGGAAAAATGTTGGACGAAAAGGTCTGCGTGGAAGGGTACTTCACCATCGTTCTGAAAACTGTTGTGCAGGATGGGCGATACCTGTTCAGCACTCGCAATGATGGGATGGACACCGTGAAAACCCCTTTGGGGATGTTCAACGATGCGCTGATCGAGAACGACCTCGCAGCCGTAGACAAGACCATCCGTGAGTATTACAACATCCCGGTTCAGCCGGATAACAAAGGAGAGTAACAGATGAAGAACATCAACTGGAATGACGTACAGGAAGCTACCGAGCGCCGTGACTTGCCTGTTGGCGGCTATGTTGCCGGTATCTGCAAGGCAACGGACGAATCCGCAAAGGAGCGTCTGAACATCGAGTGGGAAGTCGCAGAGGGCGAGTTCAAGGGATACTGGCGCGAGCAGACCGCTTCCCTTATCGAGCGTGGCAAGCTGAATCCGGGCGAGTGGGCATGGGGCGGCAAGACCATCAAGAGCTATAAGGAAAAGGCACTGCCGTTCTTCAAGGGCTTTATCACCGCTGTGGAGCAGTCCAATCCCGGTTATAAGTTCAATAACGATGAAAAGACCCTGCGTGGCAAGCTGGTCGGTGTGGTTCTCCGTGAGGAAGAATACATGGGTAACGATGGGAACATCAAGACGAAGCTTGTCGTTGACCGTTTCACCAGTGTTGACAAGATTCGTTCCGGTGACTATGAGGTCAGACCGAAGAAAACGCTGGCTGGTGGGTCTGGTTCTTCGCCTGATACCGGCGACTTTGCCGTAATTCAGGACAGTGAAGATTTGCCATTTTAAAATAACGCATCAACGTAAATTTCAGAAAGAGTGATAAGATGAGAAAAGAAATCGAAATCAATGTTAAGCACATGGTTTCACCTGATGCAACAAGTTGTGCATACGGAGAGGATGTTGATGGATATGTAATGGCTTGCCATTATCACGTCCGAAGAAACAGAACACACGGAAGAAAGGCTCCTATGGAATTTGACCTTCCTAAATGTCTTTTGTTTGAGTGCTGGCTTGATAAGCCGTTTCATAAATGCGAAGCCTGTAAACAAGCTTGCAAAGACAAAACGGACTGATCGCCTACCTTATATAAGAGCTGCGCTATCTGGCTGGACGGGCGTTTGGAAAGATGAAACACTTGGGCGACATCACAAAGATTCACGGCGACAAGATAGAGCCGGTGGATTGCATTACGTTCGGCAGTCCTTGCCAGGGCTTGTCTATGGCGGGGAAAAGGCTTGGATTTGACGACAACCGTTCCGTGCTGTTTTTGGATGCCGCAAGAATCATTAAGGAAATGAGGACAGCCACCAATGGAATGTATCCAACTTTCGCTGTTTGGGAAAACGTGCCCGGAGCATTCAGTTCCAACGGAGGAGAAGATTTCAGAGCCGTGCTGGAAGAACTTGCCAGCGTGGAACAACCAGATGCTTCAATTCCTCGACCTTCGGGTAGGGGGGGCAGATGGAGCAAATCCGGAGCAATCGCCGGAAACGGATGGTCTTTGGCATGGAGACAGCTTGACGCTCAATATTGGGGAGTCCCCCAACGCCGTAAAAGAATCGCTCTTGTCGCAGATTTTGGAGGACAACGTGCCTCAGAAATTCTATTTGAGCGCACGAGCATGTCAGGGAATTCTTGTGAGAGCATCCCGGCGTGGAAAACCTTTGCCCGAACTCCTGAAGCAAGCGTTGCTGGATATGATCGAATGGTGGAATCCAGGAACTCTGTCACAGGTGGTGCAGAAAGTGAAGGAACAAGAAGGTCTGGAAGAGAAGGAATTGGACGAGTATTGGAGTCAGACCATCGAGAGACTTCGACTCGATGCACAGAACCTGCAGCCTACACCCTGAAAATCCGTAGTGGATGCGCCGGTGGTGGTAAAGGTGCTCTGGTACAAACCGAAAAAAGCGCAACGCTTTCAACACTCCAAGACCAGACATTGTTTCAGCCTGTTGTTTATGATGCTCGCGGAAACGGCGATGGCAAAATAGTGCCAACAATTACGGGCGACCACGAAAACAGAATCACAGACTACACGGCCATTGCAATCGAACGCGAAACCTTTAATGAACAGTCTTTCAGTCACTACAAAGAAAGCGACAAATGCTCAACCTTGAAAGCAAAAGCCGGGAACATCGGCAATGGCAGCGAGTGTCTGATTGCAGAAAAAGCTATCCGTTGGATTGTTCGCCGTCTGACACCTGTTGAATGCGAACGGCTACAAGGCTACCCGGACGGATGGACGGACATTGGAGAATGGACGGACAGCAAAGGCAAGAAGCATAAGTATGCTGACAGCCCACGTTACAAGGCACTCGGAAACAGCATTGCTCTACCGCAATGGTTCTGGATTGCACAGAAGATGAAGCCCTATTTAAGTACAAATGCCACGCTAGGAAGCCTGTTCGACGGTATAGGCGGCTTCCCACTTGTCTGGCAAAAGACCTATGGAAACGGTACGGCACGATGGGCTTCCGAAATCGAAGAGTTTCCCATTGCCGTTACAAAAAGGAGATTCGGCGAAGAATGATTACCTGTTGTCTCAACTGCAAATTACGCTGCACAGCTTGCCACGACACTTGCGAGAAGTACAAGGCAGAGAAGAAAGACCTCGAGGAGCGCAAAGCATTCGTGTATGAGCTGAACCACAGCCAGAGCGTGTACCACCGTGACTATGAGGACAAGCACCGGGAGCGTGGTAAGAAGCGGTATCTCGGAAGCGAATTTAGAGGTGAGAGAGAATGAGCAGGCTTGTTGACATCGAACCGCTGGAAAAGTACCTAACTAGGCTTATCAATCTGGCAAAGCGAGATGAAGTTGGCATTCGGTTTCCGTCTGCTGATGCGTGGAAAAGCGAGCTTGAACATCTGAAAGAACTACCAACAGTGAATCTATCTCAAAGATGGATTAGCGTAAAAGATTCACAACCGCAAAAAGACGGAATCTACTTTGCCGTATACAAATTTTGGCGTTGGAACGATTGTGTTTCAACGAGGGAGTTTAAGGATGGAAAGTGGACAGAAGAAAATAACCGTGGAAAGGTTAGGCTCTGGATGCCGATTCCAAAAATTACGAACGATGATGAGGAGTAAAGAATAAATGGGAGCTTTTATTGCAAGACAGCCTAACGGTTTGCTGTGTCGGTTTTCTTCGGTGGTCGATTGTGTCACCGATTACAACATGACCGAAGAAGAATATATCGAGATGTGTGCTGAAAAGGCACGAAAAGAAGCACGAGATGTTCTTGACCATTATATTAAGCCGTTTGAAATGGTTGACAGGTGTTTCTTCCCGAACAACATGACAATCGAAGAACACAAGCGGATTATGAAGGAAATGGAAAAGCCCGTTGACAAAGCAACTCATATTCCGTAATAAGAAAATCTCATAAAAGGCTAATTCAAATAAGAGGTGACATAATGAACAGCAAAATTCCTATCAATGCAACCATCGACCCCGGCTCTTTGAGTATTCCGGCAAGTCCTATCTTCCAAAAGGAAAAGAATACATATCTTTGTCCGTTTTGTGTGACGAAGATGGAAAAGTTCGAGTGTGAATGTTCTGATTGTCATCGCAAGATGGATTGGAGTGTGTGGATGGATAAGAATGCAAAGCATAACTATGCATGTGCTGAAAGTGGTGTGTTATGAAAGATTGGCTCCATGCAAGAAAAAAAGAAATTGAGAACATGACTTTCGACCAGGCAAAGGAAATTGTAGAGAAACAAATCCGACTTGGCAAGGAAGGCGGAATGTGGTGTCCTCGTGAGCACACCACCCGCGCATATGAGATAATTCTTAAACGAGCTGTCGATTATGAGATTTTTCTAAGCACTTATAGAGACTGTCTAAAAAGGTTGGGCTATTTATGAATATAGATTTCTTCCAACGGCGTAAGACTCAGCTTGAAGATGCACTTCTTTTGAAGAATCAGGCGGTCGATATGCTTGATTATCTAAATACACACTGTATCAGCAGTGACCAGTATTGTGCAATTCGAGATTATATTGAAGAAGCTGCGAAGATTCTGGAGAGCGATCTCGAATATGCAAACAACAAACTACAATCCGCATTCAGACCTAAGCGTGGTCGGAACAACAGATTGACTCGTGCTCAATCTAAGATGTTCCGTGATAGAGAATATTAAAAATGGGGTGATGCCGTATGAACACATGT